GGGGCGTAGAGGCGATTGGTATCTCTAATTTTTGAAATTTTTTTTCGGGTTATTTCCGTTTCCGGTTCGATATTTGTGAAAAACCAATAAAAACGGTGAGTTAGCTGATTTATATTACTTTTTAGTCTTAAAATCGAAATATAGTGTCATGGTGAATGTGGAACTTGGGGCGGCAAACGTTCTGAGTTGCTGAAAATTTTTATTGATTGGGATTGGACAATCGAAAGCCGATATGTTTAGCGAAATCCATAGTTATCCACAGGCTTAAGAGTTATCCACAAATAAAGTTAAAAACCTGTGGATAACTATTGACAGTGATCTACCTTTTACTTAGTATTTCACCAAGATGTAAAGTTTTGCTTCACACGCGCTTATTTGTCATTTTGACAGTTCCCGGCTTGCCATATAGGTAAGCCTTTTTTTTGTGGGGCGTTTCGCCCCACAGGTGTTACCGCAGCTTATCTCGCACCAAGCTAATGGCAGAGAGTAGTTTTAGTCTGGCAAGCTATTAATGCATAAATTAGCCTAAATATTTCGTCTCATAGCGTGGCAGCTCGCGGCATCCCGCCAAGCTAGTCTGTTAGTCGGATGCTCCTCCACATTCGTAGTGACGCAGCTAGTCAATAAACTGCCTCACCTTAAGGTGATCCCATGGATAAAAAGCTATTACTTTCAACTCTATTGATGGTGCTGTTATCACTAATGGTTTTCCTCATGATCGATATGAGTGCCATGATTGGCATGGTTAACTCGATCTTTCGGATGGTGATAGCCTGTTCAATTTTCTTGCTGGTTCTGCGTTATATGGACTTTAGAACCGGGTTTAAATTCTTGGATTGGTGGACTAAAGCCGATGATAAAAGCAAAGGTCTTTATCTTAGCGCTAGGGTTATCGCTGTTAGCTTCATCGTCTGCGCTTGCATGGCCTAGCAAATACGATTTATTGATTCAGCGCGAAGCCGGGCGGTATATGCCTGGTGTTGATTGGAAGCGTTACAAAGCACAGCTAATTGTTGAGTCGGCATTGAATGCTGATGCAAAAAGTCCAGTCGGCGCGGGTGGATTGGCTCAAATAATGCCTGGTACTGCCTTGCAATTGAGCAAACCCCTCGGGTATCGAGTCGATCCTTACAATCCGCACCATGCCGTTCAAGCTGGCGCTTATTACATGGGGTACCTCAGGCAGCAATGGTCATCGAAGCGTCCAGAATATGATCGCCAGGCATTAGCCGAGTCGAGTTATAACGCTGGATTAGGTCATATTTTGGCATCACAAAAAGCCTGCAATAACGCTTTATTGTATTTAGAGATCATTGCCTGTTTGCCTCAAATCACAGGCAAGCACTCCACTGAAACGTTGAATTACGTTAAACGGATTGACCGCCAATATGAGCTTATTCGATACCGCTAAAAACTATTTGCTTGGTATTTTGCTTATTGCCTGCTTACTGCTTGGCCTCTCTGTTTGGGGGCAGCGTACCGCAATAGGCACTCTCACAGAGTCGCTTAATACTGCAGAGTCAAATCTAAGGAAGAGTACCGAGCAGGTTAAGTCGCTTGAGGAAGAAAAGGCCAAGTTAAGCGCTTTTCACAAGTCAGATTTAGAGTTGGTTGTTAGTGCGTGGAAGAACGATAGAGAAACGCGCCAATCGATTACAGGAAAGACCAAAAAGGCCGAGGCTATTTACTATGAACAGCCAGAAGTTAAAAAGTGGGGCGATACTGCTATTCCTGCTGACTATCTTGAGTTGCTCAAGTCCAGAAATCGTTTATCGAACCCGTGAAGTTTATATCAAACCGTCTTTTGGGGCCTTCCCCGAGATCATTTATCGCCCATTTGAAGGGCAGACCAACCAAGAGTTTTTTCTGTGGTCAATCGAGAATGACGGTTTACTCCAACAATGTCTGATTGATAGAGATATGGTGAATACATGGCTGAACCAACTACCAGTACAGTAACTATTACTGCAGGCGTGATCGGTACTGCAGTTGCCGCTAATAGTAGTGTGGTTGCTGAATCACTGTTGAGAGCTAATTTCGATCAGATTATCAGTGGCAACTTTTATTTTCAGATGGGTGATTTAGTCTCACTTATAGGTGTAAGTGTACTGCTATGGAACACCTTTAAACATCTTATTAAGCGAGATAAAGATGGACGCTAATAAAGCTATTGAAATGGCTTTGTTAGCGTTAGCGACTTCATTTGAACATCTAGTCGCAGAGGTCCAAAGCATGGGCGCGGATCCTGTGCTTACTCGGCTTGCATTGAGTCAGCAGCGGGATTCGTTAAAAACTATTCAAACTGCAATGAGTCGTATCGATGGCAACGCAAAGTGAAATAGCTTCGTGGCTTGACCTCTCAGATCGACAAGTTAGAAATCTGCAAGAGAGAGGAATCTTACCTAAGCCTAAAGGTCGTGGGACTCTCACTGAAAAAGAATGCGTTTTAGCCTATATCAAATATTTGCGTTCACCGGCTGCCAAACTCGAACGTCAAGAGATTGATCCTGATAATCCAGAGAAGAAAGAAAACAATGATGACCGCTTAAAGCGGATCCGGGCTGATACCTTAGAGTTTAAGTTGCAGATAGAAATGGGGCGATATGCCCCAGTTGAGTTTTTATCCTCAGCGCTTGAGCAAGTGGTATCACAGATTTTACCAAAACTAGCCTCTATCCCCTCAATTATTCGGTTGGCATTACCTGATGTTAGGCCGTCTACCATTGAGAAAATAACAGAAGAAATTGGAAAACTGCAGAACTCAATCGCCGATATCGACATTTCATTGCCAGATATTGACGGCGGCTTTGAAGCGGAAGGTGAGGCGTTCGCTCTCGCCGATGAGGACTCTACCGCCTGAATCCGCAGTTGAGTGGGCAGATAAAAACTTTTACCTGAGTCCAGAATCTTCAAACATAGAAGGGCTTTGGACTACAAAACCTTATCAGGTGGTACCACTTAATCTGATTGGTAACGATGATTGCGAAGAACTTTACATAAAGAAGTCTGCGCGTATCGGTTACACCAAGGTCATGGTTATTGGTGGTGCGTTTCTTACTGTTAAAAAGAAACGTAAAGGGCTGACGTATCAGCCTACAGATGATGATGCTAAAGACTTCGTACAAGATGAAGTAGATACAGCTATTCGCGACTGTAAAGCCTTGCGTGACGCAAGTATCGACTTTGGCAAGCAGACTAAAAATAACAAGTCCCTGAAAAAGGTTTTTCAGGGCACTATTTGGGATTTTAAAGGCGGTAAGTCGGCGAAAAACTATCGCCGTATGACAAAAGACTTTGTGCAAGTCGATGAAGCTAACGGCTTTGATTGGTCAGTAGGTGGCGGTGGGGGCGAAGAAGGCGACCCTATGGCGCTCGCCAAGACTCGTTTAATTGGTTCGCCATTCCCTAAGTTTATTGCCGGTACTACACCCACAGTTGTACAGCGCAGCCATATAGGCAAGTTGATAGCACAAGCAAATGTTGTGCTTAAGATGTTTTTGCCATGCCCACACTGTGGCCACCTACAGCCTTTGCGCTTTGGTGGTCCTGATTGTGATTTTGGGTTTAAGTATCTTAAAAACGCAAAAGGCGAACTCATCAAAGGTTCTGCCGCCTTTATGTGTGAGCACGGCGATTGCCACGCCCTATTTGAGTTTGGTGATCTTGAAGATATGCAGCGCAAAGGTCGCTGGCAAAATGACGATGGCAGCATTTGGACCCGTGACGGTCTTACCTTCTTTGATGAAAATAATAAATCCATTCAAACCCCGCTAAAAATCGGGATAGAAATATGGTCAGCCTACTCGCTACACGATGGGTGGGAAAATCTCGCTAACCGTCATATAGCAGCCCTTAAAGACAAGGCCAGCCTCCGCAAATTTGTTAATACCGACTTAGGCGAGGATTGGGAAGATAAGCTCGCCGAGCAGCTTAGTTGGGAACGCCTACATTTACGCCGTGAAATCTACCCAAGTAAAGTACCTAAGTGGGGCATCTTTATTACAGGTGGTATCGACACCCAAGATAACCGTGTTGAATTTTTCGTTTGGGCATGGGGCGCAGACTATGAATGCTGGCTTGTCTGGCATGAAGTCATTATGGGCCGACCAGATGACCCAGATGTAAAAATAGCCTGTGAAAGAGCGTTATTTAGAACATTTGAGGGCTATGACGGCCAGCATTATGGTGTTCAGCGTTGGTGCTGGGATCATAAGGGCCACTATAGCGAAACGGTAATAGCCGCCTCAATTAAGTACGGTATTCGATGGGTTATCCCTGTGCATGGTTCGTCAATTTATGGCAAACCTATTGCAAATATGCCAAAGGAAAAACGAGCGAATAAAACGTATGCCACTGAGATAGGTACTGACACAGCCAAAGAGTGGATTTATTCCCATATAGCAATTGATCCACACCTCTCAGGCGCCAATCCTGGTTATATCCATTTGCCGTTAAATGATGCGATTTGTGATGAGTCAATCTGCAAGCAAATAGTGTCAGAGGTACGTGTAACTAAGTATGTCAAAGGTAAGCAAGTTACTTACTTTGATAATGAAGGTCGCCGCAATGAAGCTCTCGACTGTTTTGTTTATGCCCTTGCCGCCTTAATGATATCAATCTCACGGTTTGGGGTTGATTTAGCCATTTTGACTAAAGAACGTGCTGCTTTAGATACCCCAATAAGCCCAGTTGGTAAGTCGGTAGGTCATAAAGCAGATCAACAGGAACCCGATACGTTAGCCGCGAAATTGGCCGCACTGGGCAAAAAATTAGGAGCCAATTAATGGACAACGCAACCTTACTCACTGAGGCAAAAGCAGCCTATCACGACTTAATGACGGGCAGTGCTGTGGTATCAGTTTGGTACCAAGGCCGCCGTACAGAATTTAGACCAGCGGGTGCCCAGCAATTAAAAAGCTATATCGAAGAATTAGAACGGCTAAACGGTGGAATTGGGAAGCGTAGATCCCCTGCAGGAGTAACTTTTTAATGCAGTATTCAAAGTTAGTCGATGCCGAAGGGCAACCTATTCCCTTAGCCAGTTTTGGCCGTTCCATGGGTGGTGAAATAGCCTCTTGGAAAACCAGCCCAAAGTTAACCGATGAATCCTACTTACCGATTAAGGGTGATGCAGATTCAAAGGCTGAGGACTTGATCCAAAACCACGGGATAGCTTCCGGTAGCGTACAAACCCACGTTGATAACATTGTGGGCCACCAATTCCGATTAAATGCCAAACCGCTATATCAGCGATTAGGCATTAGCCATGAAGATGCGCGTTTATGGGGCAAAGATACTGAGGCCGCTTTTCTAGAGTATTCCGAGGATACCCGCTGTTATATCGATGCCGAAGAACGCCGAACTTTTACTATGTTAATCCGTGATGCTGTTCGCGGTCATTTAACCACAGGTGAGGTGATGGCCGCTGCAGAGTGGATTAATCACGATGGCAGCCCATACCGCACCGCGATAAAGATGATATCGCCCCATAGGGTATGCAATCCCAATGGTGCAATGGATACGACCAGTTTAAGAGGCGGTGTAAGGCTTAATAAATATGGGGCAGCAAAAGCCTATTGCGTTAGACAAGCCAATGATAACAACTTTGGTTTTAGCCTTGGCCTTGGCGGTACTTGGAAAGAAATTAAGGTTTATAAACCTTGGGGCCGTAAACAGTTTATCCATATTTTCGATCCTAATGGTGATAGTAATTGCCGTGGTACTACAGGATTTATTTCTGTCCTCAGCCGCTTAAAAATGCTGGACAAGTACCAAGGCGTAAGACTGCAAAACGCCATAATTAACGCCATGTATGCCGCCACTATTGAGACAGAGCTAGATGCAGATACCGCCTTCCAGATTATTGGCGGTGATACCAATGGATCTAAGAAACTACTCGATTATATGGGCACTGTTGAGGCTTATCACTCAAGCGCCAACATCACCATGAATGGGGTAAAAATCCCCCATTTAATGCCTGGTGAAAAGTTTAAGTTAAATGCCCCAGGTAACGTAGATAACGGCTTTGCCGCCTTTGAAAAGTCCATTTTGCGCTATGTAGCTGCTGGTTTAAATATCAGTTACGAGCAGCTTGCAAAAGACTACAGCCAAGTGAGCTATTCATCGGCCCGTGCTTCTTTAATGAATGAATGGCGTTACTTTCTTGGCCGTAGAGCAATTATTGCCGCCCGTTATGCGTCCGAGATTTATCAATTGTGGCTAGAAGAAGCGATTAACTTAAATATCATCAAATTGCCTCGAAAAGCTCAGTTTAACTACTATGAAGCCCGTGCTGCTTGGTCAAGAGCTAGTTGGATTGGTGCAGGACGTTTAGCCATTGATGGTGTGAAAGAAGTAAAAGAAGCGCTGTTAAGGATTGAAGGCGGCTTATCTACCTATGAGAAAGAATTGTCGATCATGGGTGAAGATTATCAAGAGATCTTCGAGCAGCAAGTAAGAGAAACAGAAGAACGCCGTGCAGCAGGATTACCACCACCAAGCTGGGCGAGTGCAGAGCAATTTGCGCCAACAGAAGGTCAAGATAATGGAAATACTGCAAGCGCTAACTAATCAGCCTTTAGCTCTAGATAAAGCTTGGGCAAAAAATTACTTTTCCCATCTTCTAAAAAAGCAAAATATCAGTCTGAGGGATAACTCAGGACTGATTGAAGCTGTTGATAAAGTCAAGATTAAAGCCATCTTAGGTGGCGAGTTTCATTTTACCGAAGGTGAGTATTATCGGGTTGTGGATGGTGTGGCTTGTATACAGGTCATTGGTCCTCTGGCTCACCGTTTTAGTTGGTGGAGTTGGGGATATCGTGAACTGGCAGGGAAGATTAAGGCTGCATTAAAGGATCCTGCAGTACACGCCATTTTGCTGGATACCGAAACACCAGGCGGCACAGTTGCTGGGTTATTCGACTTTGCCCGTTTTATTAAACAGGCCAGTGAGAAGAAACCAATTTATAGCCTGATCAACGATATGTCTTGCTCTGCTGGTATGGCAATTTCATCACAAACTAAGAAGCGCTTTATTACGCAGAACGGCATTGCTGGTTCTATTGGCGTAGTCATGCTGCATATCAATCAAGGTCCATGGTTAGAGAAGGTCGGCATTGAAGCCACGCTTATATATTCAGGTGAACATAAAGTCGATGGCAACCCATATGAATCTTTACCTGATGATGTGCATAAGAACTATAAAACCCAATGTGATCAGCTAAGACAAGAGTTTGCTGAGTTAGTGGCCAGCAATATGGACATGAGCATAGATCAGATATTGGCGACTGAGGCGGCCACTTATCGCGGCCAAGAGGCTATTGATATTGGACTTGCTGATCAAATGGTCAATGCCTACGACATTATCGACATTATTAATGATTCAAACCAAACCGCCCATTTCAACTTCATAGGTACCAGTATGGAAAATCCAAATAGCACAACCGTTGACGCTACTACCGGCGCACCTGCCGTAGCTGCCTCGGCAAAAATCCAAGAGCAAGTTGCTGCAGTACAACAACAGCAAGAAGCCAGCACGACAACAGCAGAAACCACAGTTGTAGTCGGAGCAGGCGGATTACTGGGCGCCTCGGCAGAACGCGACAGAATAAAGACCATTATGGGTAGCGAACAAGCTAAGGCATCGCCAGCACTTGCAGAACACTTTGCTTACAACACAGATATGAGCGCCACGGAAGTCACTGCTGCGCTAGAAGCTGCCGCTAAAGATAAGCCTAAAACCGAAGCGAGCTCTCAAAGTGGTATTAATTCTGGATTTGAAGCTGCCATGGAAAACGGAAACCCAGATATTGGCGCCGATGCTGGCGAATTATCCGGCGATGACAAAGTGATCGCAGATTCATTGGCTGTTTATAACGGCGGATTTAAAGCCTAATCCGCTTCAACCTTACCTAAGTATTCACTGCTTAACCTGTTAACAAGGATCCAATTATGGAATTTAACTATGAAACATGGGAAACGGGTAGCGACCCCGTTTATACCACTACAGTTACCATTGCTTCCGGGCAAGTTTTGGAAGCTAGAACTCCACTTGGCCAAGTCACCGCAACTGGCGAGTTTAAAGCGGTAGACCTAGCCGCTAACGATGGTTCGCAAGTCGCCACGCGTATGACTGCTTTCCCAATCGATGCCACAGCAGGCGCTAAGCAAGCAGCCGTGATTAAATCGGGTTCATTTAACCCTGAGCTAGTCAATTGGCCTGCAAGTTTTAATACTGCAGCGAAAAAGGCTACAGCTTTCGTAGGCACACCAATTTCGTTGCAATTGCCTCGCGAATACTAATCGCTTACCCCTCAGCGTTGTTTTGCTGATCCTTTTATATTTTTAAGCAGGTAACAAATATGGAAACACTGACTACTAATCAGATGCTTGGTATTACGGAAAAGCTATTTAAGTTTAATCCGTTCTTTTTAATGATGTTCTTCCCAAATGAAATGACTTTTGAAACCGAAGAAATTCATTTCGATAAGATTAGCCAGAGTGGCAAGCTTGCCCCATTTGTTAGCCCTATGGTTGCGGGTAAAGCAAATCGTAAACAAGGCTTTGCTCGTGAAACCTTGCTGCCAGCTTATGTAAAACCTAAGGATATTATTAATCCTAGCTTACCAATCAAGGTTAAGGTGGGTGAAAAATCTGGTGGTACCTTAAGCGCAGCCCAGCGCCGCCAATGGTGGAGAACTCACCTCTTAGGCGAACAGGAACTCAAGATCCTTCGCCGTGAAGAATGGATGGCAGTACAAGCAGTTGTTACGGGTAAAGTGATGATCGTGGGTGAGGATTATCCAGCTCAGGAAGTCGATTTTAAACGTGATGCTGGTAATAACATCACCTTAGTTGGCGCCGCTAAATGGGCTAACTGTGATATCAATACCTATGACCCAACTGATGATGTTGAAGATTGGGCCATGTTGGCAAACGGGCCTATTAATATCGCAGTAATGGATAAAACCGCGTGGCGTTTATATAAACGCTTTAAAGTGGTTAAGGACATGCTGAAAACCGACTCAGGTTCGCGCACTAAAATGGAAACTGGGCCAAAAGATTTGGGCATGACAGCCAGCTATAAGGGCACCTTTGGTGCTGATCTAGAAATCTGGGTTTATAACGGCCAGTATGAAGATGATACCGGCAGTAAACAGCCATTCTTACCCGATGGTACAGTGATCCTAGGTAATGATGGTTATCAGGGTGTTCGCGCCTATGGTGCTATTCAAGATGCCAAGGCGAATGATCAAGGTGTATTCGCTGCCAAGCGCTACCCTAAAAACTGGTTCACCGATGATCCCTCTGTCGAAAACATTATGACGCAATCTGCGCCATTGATGGTGACTGAGGATGCGGATGCCTTTGTGGTTATCCGTATCTAACTAACCTACCACTTAATAATGGGGCGTTTCGCCCCATTATTTTTTCACTCGCTCACTTAAGAGAACTCAACATGAACAAAACACAGCTTATTCATGCGATTGTGGCTGCCTCAGCAACACTTGGCATTGAAGCAATGACAGATGGCGATATTAAGCAGTTATCCGCTCATCTTGATAGCCTAAATCAGCGTATTACTGAGAAAAATGCTGATGCTGGTAATGGCGATACTGGCACTGGTGATGCTGGCACTGGCGATACAGGTAATGGTGATACCGACATTAGTCAACTAGATACTGGCGGTGATACTACCCAGAAGGATCCAAAATTGTTAGGCGACGATGGCACTGTTGAGCCACAAACAGGTGGTGGTACAACACAACCAGATCCAAAGGTAATGGTTCAATCCAGTGTGACCATTGAAACCCGCCGTCCAGATGGCACTAAATTGCGTTTAGTTGCCGATAAAGCGACCGAGATCACCGCTGATGATTATGCGCTGATTAAAGTGTTGGATTATGTCAAGACGGTTTGATTTTGACGCCGCAGTAAGGCGTAGCGATAAAGTAGTGTTTGGCACTATTGGCGTTGCGGCTTACTTCACGGCAAAAGGTCAGGCAGATCGCAGGGAGGCGACTGTCGACACCATTTACCACAATGATTTACGTATTCAGGATGATTACGGCAACTTTGTCGGTACCTACGATGGCCGCGCTGATGGCTTAACCATTGATAGCCATTTTCTTGAGTTTCAGCGCCATGAGGTCAATGACAAGCAAAGTGGTGCCATTATTGAAACACTCGATAGCGCTATGAATATCACTGCTAGATATCGCCTCGAACAAATTGCCGCGCTCGATCAGTTTAGTGTTACTTATTCGGTTATTAAGCTATGAGTTCATACGCAGTTTTTGATAGTAGCGAGCTAGATCGGCTGGCTCGCGACTATGGTTTAAGCAGTGAAGCCGCGAAACGTGCGCTATCAGAAACCATTAACCATTTCGCAAACGTCACCCTAAATGAATCAGTGATGCGAATAGGTAAAGAACTGAATCTTACAGAAGCTTATATCCGCGGCAAAATTTCAGTTTCCACTAAATCAAAACCAAAAACGCTTGAGGCTATTGTTAGTGCCAATGTTAGACCATTGCTGCTTAGTAGATTTGATCCTATTCAGCATTTTAAAACAGGTAAAACTAAAGGCGCGGTACCCAATGGGGTATCAATCAAAGTCAAAGCTAATGGCGGCCGTTCACACATGCAAAGCGGTTTTATGATACCGCTGAAACGAGGGCGAGAAGGTGGAGCAGGTGCAAAAGGATTAGCTGTTCGACCACCACCGGGCATGAAGCTTAGCCCCAGTGCTCAACGTGAAGTAAATAAGCGTGGCTTTGCCATTTTACATGGTCCAAGTGTCGACCAAGTATTTAGAACTTTACTGCCTGATCTTGCGCCCTCAGGTGAAGAAATGATGCTCCACTTGTTGGACCTATTGGAGAAAGAAGCCAATGCCTGAAGTTGAAAATCGTCAGCTACCCATAGAGATCTCTAATGCCATTAAAGAGGCTATAGCGCTTAAGTTACCCGAGGCGAATATTAAACGTGGCAGTATTTATTTTTATCTGACTCCAGACTTATCAAACTTACCCATTATTACCATTGAAGGTGGAAGTGATAAGGCGACTCATAAGCCGGGTGGTAAATCCATTCATCACCCAGAGAAACAGTGGACTATCAGGGCAACAATAGACACCTCAGATGTTGATGACCCTGAGGTTGAATTAGAGCAACAACTAAGGGCCATTCGATTGGCCCTTTTTTATGGTGAAACTGATTTTTGTCTTATTCAGCTTGAAGAAGTGGAAGGCGCTCAGTTTTCATTGCCACAACCAGGTATCCCAGTCGCCAGTATCAGTTTTATTGTGAAAGCCAGCTTTAACGAACCTATCTAACCTGTAAAACCCAAGGATCACACTATGAAAGAATTTGTGCAAAAAGCCTTTATTGGCTCTGGCCGTATTTATTTAAATAACCGCCGAGTAGGTAACTGTGGCTCAGCAAAGCTTGCTTATGCAGTGGAAAAGAAAAGCCTGAAAAACATGGAAGGCGGCGGCGGTAACTTAGCCAGTAATGAACGTATTTCTGAAGCAAGTCTTGCGCTTAACGTAAGTAACTTGAACGCTGAAAACATTGCGCTGGCACTGCAGGCCACTATCGGCACTGTACTCGAAACAACGGTAACTGCTGAACCTGTTCAAGCTTATACCAACGGCTTAGCTGTGACTCAGTACATGATCGATACGACTAAACCAGTAACAGTGACCAGTGCTGCTGATGTGGCCATTGCCGCCAGTAATTATGAAGTCCGTGCGGCAGGTATTGTGCTTAAAAATGGTTATACCCATACCGATGGCGACAATATCAAAGTTACCTACACTATTCGCGCCTCACAGGTCCTACAAGCCGCTGTAGCTTATGGCGCCGAGGTTACTGTTGTTCTTGATGGTATGAATGATGATAACGGCGATCCACACGTACTGAAAGGCCACCGCTGGAAACCTGCCCCCACCACCGGCTTTGATCTCATTGGTGAAGATTACGCAGCATTTGATCTCACTGGCGAACTTCTTGCCGATACCACCAAACCCATTGGTAAGTCGCAGTTCTTTGAATTGCACTTAGCTTCCTAACACACCGCCACCGCAGCGAATCGCTGTGATGTGTGTACCTATAGCCCAGTCACTGACTGGGCTTTTTTTTGATTAACAGGTGATTTATGTCGTTTAAAGATAAAGTAGTTAACCTATATTTGCGCGGGAAGGATCTTTTCACGCCCGAATCTAATAAGGTCAGCCAAGCTTTATCTAAACTCAAAGACGAAAGCGCCGATCTACGTACAGAATTTACCAAGCTTAAAGCCGCTGAAAAAGAAATTGCTAAAGCGGATCAATTACAGCAATACGCCGCTAAAGCAGAGCAAGCATTAAATGATGCGAGACAGGAGTTATCAAAAACCACCAAAGAATATGATGATCTCACGTTATCGTCACGGGAAAGTGGCGCCGCTGTAAAAAATGCTGCTGCAGAAGCGGCTAAAGCGGAAAAAAATTATCAATCGTTAACGGATAAGTTACGCGCTCAGAACACGCTATTAGACGCCGCAGGCGTTGACACTAAAGACCTTGCCAGCGCCAACCAAAAACTGCAGCAGAGTATCGCAGGCGTTACCGCAGATCTTGATAAGTTAGAAGCTGCTGAAAAGGCGATTGCTCGCCAAGCCGAATTAGAAGCCCACTTAAATGAGGTGGCCAAAGGGCTTAAAGAAGCTAAAGCCGAAGTCACTAAATATGCCCAAGCTATTGATGGCAGCAAAAAAGCCAGTAAAGAGCAGCGAACCGAGCTAAAGCTTGCTGAATCCGCAGTTAGACGCCTATCAACAGATTATGAAAAAACCAGCGCGACACTTGCAGAACTTAAAGGCAATATTGAATCTGCAGGTATTAGCAATCGTTCTCTGGCGTCCTCTCAATCTGAGTTAGCCGATAAAACCAAAGCATTAAAGGTCGAACTGGCTAACCTGCAGGCATTGCAGAAAAATACCGCCGCCGCCAACAGTTATAACGCTGAAATTGAAACTGCAAAGCAGCGCATGATAGAAGCGGCGGCTGCCGCTGAAAAGCTTAAAACAGCGTATAGAGATACTGATACAGATATCGCTAATGCTGCCAATAACCTTAAGCGTGCCTCTGCAGAGGCAGGTAAAGCTGAGGCTAACTACACCAAGCTATCAAGCCAACTCGCTCAGGTAAAAGCCTCACTGCAAAATGCTGGGGTTGAAACAGACGATCTCACCAATGCGAATAAGAAACTGGTCAGTGAGCTAAATCGTGTTGAGACTGAGATTAAAAACAATCGATCACAAGTAAAAGCGCTTGGTGGTCAGTATGCAGCACTAAAAGAAAAAGCGCTTGATGTTGCCAGTGGAACTAAAAGCCTAGTTACTGAATTACTCGCGTTTGGTACCGCATATTTGGGGATCCGTGAAGTCGGTAATGCCTTAGCTAATTTATTAAATACAGGTGGTGGCTTTGAGGATTTTAGGGCTCAGTTAAAAGCTGTTTATGACGATGGCGCTAAGGGTGATGCAGCCTTTGCATGGATCAAGGCGTTTTCGCGGGAAACCCCTAACAGTATTGCTCAAGTCACTGATGCGTTTTTAATCCTTAAGAACAACGGCATGGATCCCATGGATGGGACGTTGCGTAAGCTTATTGCAGCGAATACTAAGTATGGCCGTGGCCAAGAAACCCTTATCCCAATTATTCGCCAAATGTCGCAGGCATGGGCCAAAGGGCAGCTAACCGCCGAAGATGCAAACACGACTATTGAGAACGGTGTACCTGTTTGGGAATTGCTCTCTAAAGCGATGGGGCGCAGCGTAGGTGAACTACGTAAAATGTCCGAGGCAGGGCTATTAACTCGCCCAGCGATTGCAGCATTGTTTAATGAAATGGAACGCTCATCTATCGATACGATGGCCGAGCGCATGACGACTTGGAACTCTCAGTTAGTCAAGTTTAAGGATCTATTCACTGAGTTTAAAGCGCTTATCGCAGACTCTGGTGTGCTGGATTATTTCAAAGATCAGCTTGTCGGTATTAACACCGAAATGAAAGCCATGGCCGAAGATGGCCGTTTAAAGGCTATTGCTGCTGAGTGGGCCGGGTGGATTGTTACTACAGCTAAAAGCACGAAGGAGTTTGTTACCGGCTTAGTTGCAGATTTTGATGCACTCGCTTTACGTACTAGCCAAACCATGGGTGTTGTACAAGTCGGTTTTAACGTTTTCACTATTGCGATAAAAGGTTTCGCAGTTGCTCTATTGAGTGTTTTTGAAAGCATTGCCAAAGGTGCGGCAAATGTTGCAGAGGCTTTTGGTACCGAGGAAATGGCAAAACGCGCCCGTGATGGTGCTAATGCGATTACTGCCATTAATGATGCGTTTAAAAAGGAAACCCTGCAGGACGCACAAGATATTAAAGATGGTTGGGAAAAGCTAACAGGCGAGGCTTATGAGGCCACTAAAGCTAACTATCAAGGTATGTCTGGCGCGGCTGATGAAGCGGGAATCGCACAAAAGAAACTGATCGATGAAATGGTCAAGGCTGCTGGTGATATCAGCGATAAACTTGATCTACAGGGTGAAGCCTTTAAAGCATTGGGCGTTAAATCTGCCACTGTGCTGCAGAACTTGGCTAACGATGCCAAGAATGCCTATGAAACCATTAAAAGCGGTGAGGCGCCACTTGCTCAGCAACAAAAAGCGTTTTTAGCATGGGCTAAAGCTTCTATACAAGCGGCGACTGCTGCAGGTACCTATGTTGATAACCAGGTGGCTATCGAAGCGCAAAACCTCAATGTGGTTAAGTCATTTAAAGAGTTAGAGGAAAAGTACGGCGAAGTTGCAACCAGCGCAAAAACAGCTTCACAAACTGAAAAAGAAGCTGCGAATAGCCGGATTGAGCAACTTAAGCAACAAGCTGATGCCTCAAGAGCTTACTATCTTTCAGTACAGGAAGGGTACAAGTCAGGCAAAGTCTCTGCAGAGGAATTAGATATTGCCTCTCAGCAGCTTGTCACCTCAACTATTGCCCTAAGTGATGCTCAAAAAATTGTTGGCACCAGCACCGCAGCGATGGGTGAAGGTATTCAGGCTGCAGCCAAAGATAGCGTTGCCTTTTTACAAGCACAGAAAGAAGCCTATGATGCCGTAGCTGTTGCCGCTAAGAAAGCCTTTGATGATGGCACAGGCTCTGCAGAAGATTACCTTGCTGCTGTACGCGATCTCACCTTAGCCAATGAGCGACTACAGAAAGCGCAGAAAAAACAGTCGGAAGAAACTGCAGGTCAAACGCAACAGGTTAAGGCGTTTGAAGCTGCTATGAAGGCTGCCAATATCACTACTGTTGCTGCCATGAAGGAGCAAGAGCAGACCGCTAAAAAAGCCTATATTGCATCTAAAGAAAATGCGGCCATTGGGGTTGCCTCTGCGAATGATGTTAAAGAGGCGTTCCTTAAGTGGGCTGAATCCTCTATTCAAGTCGCTGCCGCCACAGGTAAACAGGTCGATGCCAGCATACTTGCCCAAGCTGCAAATCTTAATCTAAGTGGATCCGTAGAGGATTTGATTAAGCGTTATATGCGGCTTAAAGATGTGCAAAATAATCTTGGCAAAGAGAGCGAAAATACAGCAGATAAGGTTGATAAAAGCGCGACTGAAATCGGTACTACCATGCAGAACGGCATGGGTATTGTTGTAAAAAGTGCCGAACAAGCAGGCGAAAGCTTAGGCGGTGTTGCCCAGTTCTTTACTGATTTTTTAAAAGGCGTACAGGCTCAGGTCGCGGCATTGAGTACCGGCGCTGTTGACTACTTTAAATCTATTCTCTATGGCCAAACATTACTGACAGATGGCCGTAGCGAATTAGAAAAGACCAGAGAAACCTATCAAAAACTAAGCTCTACCATTAGCGACCTGCAAAATACTTTAGCCAAGAGTATCGATTTTACAGGAATTAGCTCTTATGCCCGTAAGGCTGAGATTATAGGTAAGCAAACTGAGAAGGCTTATTATGGCCAACAAATTCGCATGTTGGAGTTGGTCGAGGCATTAGAGAAAGGTGATAACGCTAATCTTAAAATTATCAATAGTGCTGAACGGGCAGCAAAAGGATTTAACCTCTTAAACGATCAAGATATCAGCAAGCTTACCTCTGCGATTGAAAAAGCCAAATCTCGTATGGATGGCTTGCGTGACAGTGTGCAAGATACGCTATCCACTTTGCAGGATGAACTTGATCAGTATCAAGGTAAGCAAGACCAAATTGAGGCCCGTCGATATGCAGAAGATAAAGCCAAACTTAAAGCGCAACTAGCTGAGGCCCAATCAACAGGCGATAAGCAATTAATTGAGCAAATTAAAGATGCTCAACGCACCTTAGAAGAAGTCTATAAATATCGGCTTGCAGAAGTTAAGGCTAGTCAAGCCGAGCAGCAGCAAACTAATCAAACCCAAACCGTCAATCAAAATACCAGCACTAACACCGCCAGTAGTAAAACCACAACAGTCACCGAATCGTTACCTACGCCTAGCCTTTCTACCTCAGGTGAGGTGGCTACGCTGCGCCTGGTTTATGGACCGATGACAATAGACGCTTTAGTTAAAAAGCAGTTATTAGCTGAGTTTATGGCACAGGTTGAACGTCAAAAAAGCTTAGGTAATTAGGGGGGGGATCGTGACAGCTAAAATCGACAATATAGAGCCGCAAATCACTCAGTTACTGTGGCTTAACCGCAATCAACAGTCACCATTTTTGAGCAATATGAAACGGGGAAGTAATGGGGCGCTCTTGATTAACCAGACGCCTATTACCGTTGGAATGCCGATCATTGTAGGTACAAGTGAAGGCTGGATGCACCGTAGCGACTTTGAAGCGCTGCAGATACATAACCTAACCACCACCACAGCTTTTACAGTGGAATTACATGGCAAAACTTGGCAAGTGATTTGGGATAACACCAGCGGCGCTGCGATCACCGGCGATGACTTATGGGCTGACATTAATGGCCATTCATTGCTAACCAATGTCGTTATGAAATTTTTAACCGTTTAAAGGCCGTTTAATATGACTATTACCCGTTTAAATTTAAAAGTATTCAAACCCGAGTTACTGGGTTCAAGTAATGAGGCTGGCGGCCAACGGACTAAGAACGTAGTGCAGTCTGGACAGCTTAATGAGCTATTTCCCGCGATATCCGATATCGACCATGCCCAATCCAGTATCGACATTGTAAAACCTTACCCTGCGCTCGATACGCCAGACACCAGCACTTTGATTGATGCACATGTGTTTATCAGTGAGCCACCGATAGACCCATTAGTTAATGTATTCATGATCGAGTCTGCCGCGCTGGATGATGAATCTCGCATGACGGATATGAAAGAGATCATTGAGTCGTCAGTCACTGCAGGAGAACTGATCCGCGAAGGTGGTCCCGGCTTCCTTGTGAACCAAAACTCATTTTCCTCAGATTATCTGCAGTCGTCTTATCGCTTTAATGACCGCGACTATTGGAAAACCACTTATCTGCAGGTTGGCCAAGTGATCTGCATCACCGTGGAATATCCAGGTATTGAAAACGTGGCATGGCCACGCAAAACCCATTTTTGCAAAGTAACGCGCACCAGCATAGTGAACGGTGCTGTGGGTACCGTAGTTTTTGAACCACCGATCCCCTTTGCGACACCAGAACCAGGTTTGCAAATCAATGGCCAGAGTAAATGCACTCGCTTGCGATTATCTAACACTGCATCCCCATTAAAATTCCACGGGGTAACTAAGCTGACTGCCGCCGCCAGCGGGGTAAATTTAGCTGTGGGCGCGACTCAATTATCGTTACTGCCTGCGATCACCACCTTAGCGCCAAAGCCAGGTAATACCATCACGGGCGGCAGTGATAACGGCGATGCCACTGTTAGCCAAGTGATCCGCAAAGTGATTAGCCAGCCAAGCGCAGAAGGGACGTACAGCTATACCTTCACCACAGCGGATTTACTGATAGATACTGATGTTGTCACTGCAGTTTCTACCGATCCTTATGGAGTTTTCGCCGCGAGTAATTCATTAGTTCAGTCGATTACTATCGGAACGGGTAACGTGACCGTTACGCTGCGGCCTGATGTGCGCTTTGTCAATAATCCCACTGTCTCGCTCTATTATGTTTCTGCGTATAAATACAGCATTTACTCAAGTGCTAATGCATTCCCTGCCAATAAGCAGTTAACGGTCGGCAGTATCAAAGGCCGCGCTGTGTTTGCTGATAGTAACTATGTGCCTCAGGACGTGTATGAAAATGTGAATAGCGGTATCGGTAAACTCTATGACGCCACTGAGTTGCTGGCGACCATTGATTATTTTACGGGTGTCGTTACCAAGCAAACGGTCAGCCGTGGTGATTTTGAATTGACCTATTCAGGTTTAGTTGAATCAACCGCTGCAGCGGCAGCCGGCGATACTACTGCTAAATTTGCCTTGAGTGTGGCTAATCCATTGTTAGAAAGCTTTTACGTGCAGGTTGAACGGATATCAGACCACGCCATTATCAGCGCCTCATCTGACAACCAAGGCGTGATAACTGGCAGCGGCATTAGCGGCACTATCGTAGATGGTTTGGTTGAACTGTTATTTACCAATCCGGTGGATTTAACCACGCTGCGCTATGACATTACCGACCAATTGCGCCAGCTACCACCCGCCGAGATTTACGGGCTAAACCCACTGCGTATCCCCAATGACGGTATTGTCGATATGTTCAGACGCTGGGGCACTGTCGCGCTTTCTCATACTCAAGTGCAGCAAGTTACAGACTCTATCGGTGCTGTATTTACGATTCGTGAAAATGCCCAGTTTGTGGATATTACTGATGCCAATGGCGCCAGCCTATGGACCAATAACAATGACCATTTCACCGTAAATAAGGTGGCAGGAACGGTCACGATTAATAGTGATTTTACCGGGTTTACAGCGCCATTTGTGCTGAGCGATACCATTATGGAACTCGGTCTAGTTTCATCGTTTTCAGGCAATAGCATTGTGTTGGCCAAGCCCTTAGCCCGTGAGTATCCAGCAGGTACCACACTAGCCAGTGTGCAAATCCTTGGCGACCTGCAGGCGCGTGTTGGCAGAGTGCGCGATATGACCGCTTGGGCCAATAACTGGGACCTCGATGGCGACCCAGCAACGGGCAACATGAATGCGGTTGACTATCCTATTGAAGTCAAAAACACCACTGCAGTGAATGAAGATTGGGTATTGATTATGACCTCAGCCTCCGCATTTCGCTGTGTTGGCCGCCGTCTTGGCCAAATTGCCACAGGTGATACGCTGAATGATTTTTCACCGATTAACCCACTGACAAATGCCCCGTATTTCATCATTCGCTCAGGTGCATGGGGTGGCGGTTGGCAGCAAGGCGAAGCGATTCGTTTCACCACGTTCGCGGCCTCAAATCCGATTATGTTGCTGCGAAATGTGCAGGTAGGTCATAGTCAAATCACTACAGATAAAGCCGTATTGTCATTTTTCGGCAACGAGTCATAGGAGTTATTGTAATGGGATTACCAGTTACTGTTTATCGTTGGGATGATGCGGGGGCACCGCAAATGTCAAAAGGTGTCAGACCTTCAGAACTAATCAACGTGCTCAAGAAGTGTCTGGTGGATGGGTACGGTTCAAAATCGGGTGCTGGCTGGTCGGTGGCATTTGAAGATGTAGCGACAAACCAAATTGTATTTCGCAACTCAACACTTGTAGGCTCAGGTGGGTTTGTTAAGTTTTGGCCTAAATCTGCTAGTAATGCGTTGCAGACTCCAATATTCTTTCAGTCTGCAACATGGCTACCATCACTAGATCCAACTTGGTCGAGTACAAGCAATCGTGGTTGGCGTTGCGCCGTTGGTAATTCAGCACAAGCCTATAAGTGGTTAGTAATAGCTACGGCAGCAGGTTTTTATTTAATGACTCACGGTGATTCACCACTAAATGTAACACCGTTTGACACAAACATAATGTTGAGTTTTTTCGTTGGTGATATTCACAGTATCATACCCAATGATTTCAACCGCTTTATCACATTTTCATCCCCGTCTACTTCTGATGTGACTGATGCAGTATCGCCAGATTGGTCTTATGGGCTTGGGTACCTTACTAACAACTCAGGTGTTGCTAAAATGCACCAGACTGATGGTACTGATAACCCGAAGCAAATGGTTCTATCCCTTTCCGCTGATGCGTTCCCGACCACCAGAATTAACGCATTACCTAGCGATGGTTTAGCAATGCTATTTACACCAGCCAGAGTTCAGGCCACTTCCATCAACCCTGCATCAACCAGTCCTACATTTTTGGACTCTGATGGTCAAAACATGTGTAACAGTAATCTACACCCTGCATTTAGAGGTTATCTACCCGGAATGTTTCAATCCTCATTCACTGGGTATAGTGGTTCACCTTTACCACTGATTCGAACTGTGAATGGTGTGGCATTCTACCATATACCCATTGGTCATGTTGGTGCGGGTAATTTGTGGATTTCAACAGGTGATTGGTATGAGTGATTTTATTACTAAACCAATCATTGAGCATTCGAATTATCTTGTCGGGTTGTTTGAACTGGATGCTGATATTGCTGCTGAGCGATACGCTATTTTAGACCGAGTGACTATGAAATTGATCTGGCAAGGTAATATCAAGCCGGGTGTAACAGTTAGGCACTTGGTTCGCAAAAGCTATGCCATTGATGGCGTGATCGTGCTAATGATTGATGACAATGAAACATTCAATGCAGTGGTTGCAGATGGTGTACGTCTGCCACTTGTCAATAGTAATGATATTGAAATTGGATATTAACGGCATGAATACGGTAATAAGCGTTGCTACAAAAAACATCCTTCTTGGTGCTATCGCTATCGATAAAATAGCTATTCACAGTGGTGAGCCAGGTGCTAATGGTGTTGATAATGAATTGAGTTCGCCACGCCAAGATTGCGTTTTCTCTGCCCCAAGCAATGGTGCTATTTCATTAGTGAATAACGTGCAATTCACCGTTACTGCTGGTTCTACTGTCAAATATATTAGCTATTGGGAGGGGACAACGTTCCACTTGTCTCAGCAAATTGATGATTTGGTATACAGTGTAACAGGTACGTTTACGTTATTGAGAGCAGATACTAGGGTGTCACTATGATTATCGACCCTAAAACTGGCAAGCAAATTTTCAATGACATTGTTGAAATCACACCATTACACGCTAATGCGTTGCTTGCATACAGCGCATGGGCTACTGAGCTTGGCCTCAGTGATACTGCCACTTTACCCGGCTTGGTTCAGGCTGATGATGCTGCAACGGAAATAGATATAGGGTTTCCAACAGCAATAGATGGGCTATCATCCAAAATAATGCAATCAACTGAGGGATCAATCGGTATTTATGTTGACGAACCACCGGGCTCAGTCTCATCGTCTGGTCGTGCTATAATAGCCGTTGAACCCAGTCAAGTCAGTGTACCTCGTGCCTATACATCACGCGCCACGATCAACCCTTCATTTGTTATTAACTGTAAGAGCCCCAATGTTGATAGTAAATCGTACAATGCCAAGTGGTTTAAAACGGCAGATGCTGCAATTCTATTTATAAGTTGGTCGCAATACGGTAACAGTAATTTAAATAAGACCGACCTAGCGATCAAATTTTCGAGAGGTAATATTGAACTGGTTTGCACTGCAGGTACTGATGCAGGCAGTTATATTCAGTTTTTTATCATGGACTCGACCTCTGCATCTGGTCAAGCATTAGTCGGAAATGGCAATTTTGGCAAACAGCTAACACCATCCAATACGTACCAATTCAGGTCTGTGTCACTAAAGAAAATATCTGGTCAAGTGATTGGTGAGAATGGTACCGGTATCATCACCGATATTAGAGCATATCTCCGCAGTAATGGTTTGCTAGTTGGTTCAACTACTTCTGATAGTTCGGGTGACTACCTCATTGAAACTGCGTTCCCAGATGAACATTATGTGGTTTGTTTGGCTGAGGATAGTTCCGTACTTAATGCCTTAGTGTTTGACAGGGTGATCCCAATTGATTGATTTCAAGTTTCCTCAAGGGGCTTATTTCCCGCCAAACGGTGAAGCTGTAGATTTTCAATTTTCTGCAGATAAAGTCATTGCAGTTACGTCTAATTTAACTATCAATGTTTATGAAAATTATTTGCAGGGATTTAGTTTATCTGTACAGAGTAAAGTTGAAGTTTCAACAACTGTACGCATAACTAGACCGATACAGTTAAGATTTAATACACCTTGGCTCAATGCTACATCACCGATAACTTTACGGTTTGGCGATGAACAGGTCCCAGAGCAGCCAGATCCTATACGTGTAGGAACCATTGGAATGGTTTGCGGGGTGGTTTTCAATACAAGTCAAATTATCGAGCAGCAACTTACACTGAGCCAGCGCAGTCAATCACATGCTGCCAATACAGTGTTTGCATGGGATAGCTTTTCTAGCTTAAAACAGCAAATTGTAATGGTATGGAATACGCCGCCATTAGCTGGCGAAATATTTGCTGTTGATTGGCAATGGAATACGTTGGTACCTTTTCAACTCGATATGAATTGGTTGGTACCAGAGGCCCCTTGTCAGCAAGCCATAAGCAATTGGATAGTGCCAGAACTGCAGCAGACAATGCTGGAAATGCAGTGGTCACAAGCCGCCGCTAAGAGCCAGCAAATTATCGTTAAACTGCATATCGGCGAGCAATTAGCGACTGAGATAGCGCTTAGCTATACCAACATTCAAGGCCAAGGTGATAATAAGACTGTTGCATGGGCTCCCCATGCGGCGCGTTGGGTATGTTCCAGTAAATACGTACCGCCAGTGGGTAAGGTCACGCTGCGCTTTAGCGAACCTTGGATCAACTCAACTAGCCCAATACAGCTTAGATTCACGGCCTCACCGAACGTGTGCTACTGGGACGATGGCGGCGGCCTCATCGATGCCAATCCACCATTACCGAATATCGATTTTAAAATTCCGATTGAACCACAAATCCGCAGGTACTACTTAATGCAGCCAACTTTATCCTGTGTTCGTGCCGCTGATGGCCAAGTGATTGTTATCACCTCAGTGAGTATTAGTGATGCCCGTGGCCAGTATACTCAAGGTGTCTCTATTGAGTTTGGTAGCGCAATAGATGCCAGCAGAGCACACAATCAATTGCTGCTTATCAGCATTAATGGCTATGAGTTTTTTGCGATAGCAGAGCAGGTCAATAAGTCATCATCTTTTGGTACTGAAAATTTTACAGCCAATGGTAGAAGTAAAACTGCGCTGCTTGCTGCTCCTTGGATGGGGGCTGTTAGTTATACGAATACTGTTGCTAAGTCATTCGCAGGCTTACTCAGCGATATTTTGGCTAACAGTGGATGGTCATTAGAGCTTATCGGAATACCTGATTTTGTGGTGCCGAAAGGCGCTTACTCAGCCATTGCAGATTCGCCGCTTGATCTACTGAATGATGCTGTATCACAGCTTAATTGCATGATCATTGCCGATGAAGCTAACCAGGTGGTAAAGGTTTACCCTCGTTGGCCAACAGTACCGTGGGAATTTAGTTCCTCAGTAGCGGATGTAAATATCCATGATGCGGTAATTTTGACCTATAACTCACAGGAAGAAATTAACCAACCATGTAATGTTGTATGGTTACGTGGTGAGCAAAATGGGGTGAGTGCCAGAGTTAAACGCACTGGTACTGCAGGCGATATTGCAGCCCAAGACATAGCAGCTTCATTGATCGTTGATGCTCAGGCAGCAAGAGTGGCTGGTACTATGGTGTTAGCTGATACCGGCAATAAAGAAATTGTGAGCGTTACTTTGCCGATCATGAATGATTTACCACCACTGCAAAAAGGTATGTTAATTGGCGTGACATATCGAGGTGAAGTTTATAAAGCCATTTGTGATAATGTAAGCATTAGTGCTACGGTTGATCCTAGCGCTGGCATTGATATCTATCAAAGCGTAAAACTGATTAGGCATATCTAGCATGTTAAAGCAGCTAAAACGCGCCTTAGGGACGCCTAGGGCCATTATGAAGGTAATTGCAGTTAATGATGATGGTACCGTTACTTGTGTTTCTGGTAGTGGACTTTCAGTTAATGCAATTGGTGATGCAGCTATTGATTCTAAAGTGTATGTGCAGGATAAAAGGGTACTTGGCCAAGCGCCTGATTTGCCACACTTTGACATTGATGTTTAGTTACAAGGAGAGAACTTATGAAGATATTATGGTTGGTACCATTATTTTTTTGCATACCTAGCTATGCGGAAGTATATCAGTGCAATGGAGTTTATCAGTCTGATCCCTGCGGTGAAGATAGCCAGCCAGTTCCATTAAAGTCTGGATCAGTTGTCGATTACCACTTACCAGACCAGCGAATAAAAAATGCGGTTGATGTAAGTACCAGCAACAATAATACAATGGCTCAAAATAATGAGCAAAAGCATAGCTGTGCTGGTTATAAGGTTGATAAAGACTCTATTCGTTTTAGGCAAACGACCATGTGCATGACTGAGGGGCAATTACTCAAAATAGCCGGTCCACAGCAGTACAGTGTTTATGAGTATTACAAAGATGGTCGCCACTATAAGCAATACCGATTCACAGAACCACGGGCGGGGTTCCCGTCAGCACCATTAGTTGAAGGTGGTTATGTTATTGATCCCGGTAGCTCTAGTAACTTTGTTAACCATTAATTGAGTTAAGTATTTTTATCGCACGTAGTAAGGCCATCTTTTGATTGTAATCAAGTTGGCCTAAATAAAACTGCAGTTCTTTATTCGTCAGTTCCTCGGTGTCTGCGTCACTTGTTTCAACCCTCAGAATTTCGTTAATATCCCAGCCAAGCCCTAAACCTATAATAAGCTGATCGGTTGAGATCAGTTGTTTACCTGTCTCTATTTTAGATAGTCTTGATGTTGAGCAATTAAGCTTTGCCGCTAAAACTTCTTGAGTTACGCCATTTTTTTTGCGCCAACATTTGACACGCAACCCAATAAGCTCTTTAATACTTTCCTTAGAGGAAATATTAAGCATAGTATTTTTCCATCGTGGAAATTGATAATGTCTTAATAAACAAGGTTATATAAGTTATTGATTCCAAGCAAATCCCTGATAAAAAATAGCATATTTGTTAACTTGCTAGTTCAGGATAAGATAGCTTTGATCACAACAAAAATACCAATATTTAACATGGAGTTTAGCAATGGTTTCGTCAGTAAACAGTCAATCACGCCCTTTAGTGCAAACATCGGCTAGTGCTGCAGGCATAAAAGAGCCTTTAGTCAACCCTATCACGCCAGATGATTCAAGCCTTTCAAAATATCAAGATAAGGTAACGATAACGGGGGCTTCTGAAAAGTCACCTGTTTATGAGCCTACAGTCGGCGGCGGCACTACTCAGCCAGATCCTAAAATCCAACAGGTTGAATAAGTAGTTTTGGAGATACGACATGGAACAAGTTGTATATGAGGTCTATAAGTTTGTTTTTAACCCTATATCGGTACTGATAATTTGTGTTGCCTGCTTTTGGTTTGCAGCTAATCACCGCAATTTTTTTAGCGTATTAATTATTTTATCGTTGATAAAAGTTATTGATGTATTAGCAAATAAGTTTTTGCTTGGACCAAATTGGGTGGCCTATTACAGCTTTTATATTGCATTGGACTTTATAACCATCCTTTGTTTGATTTTTAGAGAAGCCATCACAAATCGCTTCTTTACTAGCTTGGTTTATCAACGCATATTTGCAGAATATGTATTAATTGGCATTTATGCCTTATCCATCCTTTACAACATTCCTACCTTTATCGAGCAGTGGACACGAAAAACACCTTATATATTGAATTACCTATACAGTCAGGGATTGACCTCTCCGCCGATGTTCTTCTATGACCATTACGTGATGTTTAAGGGGGCACTTGGAACATTTGAGCATTTTATCATTGTATTTTTGGCTTTTCAGTCAGCAAAAATCAGCCAAGCAAAACTAAGGAGGCAAACCAAGGATGGAGTCTAATAACCTATCTACTGTCATTAATAGCGCTAGAATAAGCAAAGAGAAGGCTTGCAGTATTATGCAGGTTTCACCACAAACACTTGAGCAATGGCTTAATGGTGACGGTGAACCTTCTTGGTCACAAAGTCTGAGATTGTTGCTTTATCTATCTACTCAGTTTAAATCCTATGGATTACCAGAAGAAAAGGAATTTGATACGGGTTACATTGAGAACATTGAGGACCTAGAAAAAGACGTTATTCAAGCATCGAGCACATGCGATCTCGTGTTTCAAACTTTGGATGAAGATAGTATGCACTATGGTGTAGCGTGGGGTTTGTCGGAAAAGCTTAAGGGTATAGTGGACAAGGTGAAGCAATTAAGTCGATAAGAAAATGGGGCGTAACGCCCCACTTTTTTACACTGGTTTCATTTGTACGATGGCACAATACCCACGATCATCGCGTCTAACAAAAGCATGATGCAGTTCTTTAGATATCGCACTTTCTACTAATGGCGTAAGCTTTAATAAAGCACTTGCTATCTCTGTAAACTGATCAAAATCAACATTAAATTTTTCAAACAGCAAATCGTCTAGCTGGCTTTCATCTTCATCAATGATTTTATCGAATGCTTCCTCAGTCAATCCTAAAGCGGCACCAGCTAATTGTTGAGCGTCCCAGTAGTTCATATAACCCCCTATTTATCTTTAGCCAAGTCAAGCATTAAACTAAGAAATTGTTCTATTTCTTCCTTTTGATTATTCGTCAATTCAGAAATATCAATGGTAAAGCGTTTTTCAGTATCGGTAACATTGATTTTACCGTTCCCATAACTGCGTTTTAGTGGGCTTGGCTTATCATCTTTTTTAGTGATTAATCCAGCGCGTTCTTTACAGTAATCAACCAAGTAATTAGTCAGCTCTTGAGCGGCCATGCTGTGGTCATTTATAACGCTTCTTGATGCAGAGAACATATAAGGCGAGATGTTGGCTTCATCATCGATTCGCCCTTCTTCTGGTTCCAGTGTTTTAAATGAATAGCGGTGCAATGCTTCTGCCATATCTGCGCTTAAGTCGTTTATATCATGGTAAAGGTTCACGATATATTTAGGTAACTCAGCAGCTTTTATGCAGCGGGTAATTACCCGGCGACTGACTTTTTCACCCATTTCATTTAGAAATTCTTCTGCTTTCCTCAAACTCCCAAGTTTACGAACTAAGCGGCGATAACGGCGGCCTTTTTCGATTGCTGATGGCTGCTTATGGAAGTTACCCATGATTGAGTACATTTCCATTTCATCATCGGTTAGATCGGCCACCAATATTTTGTAATCACGCTGACTTAAAATACAGCTCATACGGCGGCGGCTGCCGTCTGCGACCTCAATCGGTCCCACTGACGACTCGCGACCAATTGCCCATGTTGTCATGCCATTTTTACGAATTGACGGCAAAATATCATCTAGGGACTTTTCGTCTAACCGATGTTGGTCACGTTCATTTATTGGGCTAACAAAGGTAAAGCCATCGACAGCCTCTGCAGGGATCACCCTTGCTGTAAATATCACTTCACGGCCATTATACAAAGTATCAGTAAAGGTATTTCCAGCCTGCAGGTTGGTTAATTGGGCCGCAATGTTGCGCTTCACGCGACCGGCACTAGGGATTAGGTTTTCGCTAATGTTTTCCATTATTCAGCGCTCCATATTGGCTCAAGAATGTTTTCTTCAATTTCGGTAAAGAGTTCGTCAAAGATATTGGTTGCCTTTTTGTAGGCCGCAAATGAGGTGCGTTCTGTGGCTGTTTGCTCATAGATAGTTCGCATCTTGTCATAAGCAATGGGTACCTGAGTCGTCTTTTTTATTGGGTGATCAAGTACCGCTGCGCCCCAAACATTTTTCATTTTGCCAAAGAAAATTTTGGAGTCAGATCCTGTGGCCGTGTCGTAGTGAGTGCCGAGGATCCTTACCTGAGGTTCCACATTGTGAGCCCCAAACGGCGATAGTAGCTCTTTGAGCATTTGCAGATACTGCCTGGTACTGTAAAAGCCAAAGCGGTCTACAGGTGTCGGGATAATGATTAGGTCTGATGCAAATACGCACATTACTGTTGATAGGCCAAGGTTAGGAGGGCAATCAATGATTATGAGGTCATAATCGCTTTTGATTGTCTCAAGTGCTGCAGCAAGCAGCAGATGTGCCGCCACTGCTGTTTTACCACTGTCTCCCATTCTGGCCACTACATCGTCAACCACGCTTAGCTGCAGGCATGACGGGATGATATCAAGGCTAGGGAAGTAAGTTTTTTGTATGGCATAGTGAGCCGTTTTCTCTTGGCCCATAAAGTAGGGCAGTAAGGTATGTTCACCCTTTACGTCCACATCTGGCAGTTTACCCATGGCTAGGTTTAATGACCCTTGCGGATCCATCGATACCAGTAAAACGCGGTGCCCTTTCATCGCATGCCATTGTGCTTGGTGCAGCGCTGTGGTGGTTTTATATCCGCCGCCCTTGTGGCCACTGATAGCCTCGACAATGCAATAGTCTGATGTTGGCCTAGTACCAAAGATATCGCGAAGTTTATCAATCTGGTAAAGGTCTAAGCCTGCACTTGTTACCCATCCATCGAACAGCGGATCGGTTAGCTGATTATCAGCCTTGGCGTTATAGATGCGCTGGCGGCTAACACCAATCATTTCCGCCGCCTGGTTAATTGGGAATCTGCGAACAATCCGGCGGTTGCCGTCCTCAGAAAATTTTTTGATAATTTCTTGCTCGACTAACTGGTCGCTATTGCTTATCAAAGCGTTTATCAGCCTTTCTAAACCATTCATGCTAATTTCCTCTCGTTATGGATTACAGCCACGTAAAGATATTACAGTTTTAGAGTAAAACAAAGCAAAAGCTGTAAAATATTTTAAAAGTGTGGCACAGGCAAGGGCTTTTGTCTTTGAAAAATAAAGAGGCGCGGAGCGCAGCCTTTTACGCTTTTTACTGTGCCTAGCTTTAGCGTTTCCGCTTATATGTTGCTGTTTATAAAGATAGTTAAATGATATCGGCTTAGATGTGGAATAGTTCCATAACAACTGCACCGTCATAAAGTCTAAGTAGGCTAGACAATTTTTAGACCTGCCAGACAAGGCGAACTGAAAGTAAGAATGCCCAACCAAATAACTGTACTAGCCACAAAGTAACACAATAAAAAGGAGTACAGTTAACGCCGAAGGCCAACAAGTGTACTTACATCTAATTAATTATTAACTGTACTCACATATATTTCATCAACTGTACTCCTTATCTAGCTAGATAAGGAGTACAGTTGATGAAATATATGTGAGTACAGTTAATAAGTTTATATACAAGTGAGTACAGTTAAAAAATAGGTACAGTTATTTGTTGCATTGATTGAAAAATGAGCTAGAATGATAATGTCTAGTTTGTAATTATATTTGTGAGTACAGTTAACGAGGGGTTTATCATGCTAAAAGGTAGTGAGATTTCACTTAACAATAAAAAAGCATTCGCTGATTATTGTGAGCAGTTGTATTTGGATAAGGCAGAACTAAGCAAGAAGCAGATAACGGACCGCTTAGGCGCTAAGTGTCGCCGGGAACTTAAATCGCTGGGGATCAATATGGACAAGGTTGTTATTGATAACCTTAGTGCCTGGCAATTTGAGTTAGATGAAGATGGTGATGCAGGTATTCACACGGTATCTAAGATACTTGGTGAGTATCGTGATGCCATCAAAGCCATTGGACTAAAACACCATAATATCGAGGCTAATCTACAACGGGCCGTTAAGCACTTAGCTGAATATATCCCTACAATCGGCGACCAGTTAAAGCCAGATATGCCTTTAAGCACCTTACGTAGAAATCTAACTGTGCTGATTAAGAATGAGCGCCGCCCTGTCGTTAAGGCGTTTCTTAAAGACATTAAGATAGAACACCATGCATTTTATTTACTGCAGGATGCTTTTGAATGGTCTAGAACTGAGGCGACCAAACATGACAAGGCAAACCTAAAGGCTAAGGTCAGTAATCAAAAACGAGTTAACCCTGATGACATTATTAACGTGGCTAATGCCCTACTGACTGAAAATATTGCCGCTGGAATAGATGCCGACTATCAAGCCTTAGCTTGTGGGTTGGCACTGGCAACCGGGCGGCGCCGTTCTGAGATCATGAAAACGGCTCGCTTTGAAATTACCGATACCACACCAGAACATCATGTGATGTTTTCAGGCCAGTTAAAGACTAAAGACCGCCGGATTTTTGATGATGTGGTCCCTTATGCTATCCCGACATTAGTTGACCCAAAATTGGCGGTTGAAGGCTTAAACCTGCTGAGGAAAATCCAAGTCGAACACTGCCACTCTGTTCGCTACGATGATGCCCGTGGCAATCCGGTAGTGCTGTTAGATAAGCATGGTGAGCCAGTGATGGCCCCTAATAAAGATGGCGAGCTAGAGCCCGTTTTAGATATACCAGTGTTAAGCAAACCAATATCAGATATTTACCATAACGAGGCAGTGGCAGTTAATTACTCGCAGCAGCTTAATACCCGCTTTAGGCAGATTTTCCAAAATAGTGAACTCGAATTTAGGAATACCCGTGATATCTATGGCGCGGTAAGTTATCCGCTTTATAAACGTGATGGTGAAGGAGAAAGTGTCTATCGAACCCGTGTTTATGGCCATGCTGGCGAAAGCCAAAAGCACTATGAAAAATTTGCATTAGACACCAGTATTCGTGGTATTTGCACTGAATTAAATGAGGACAGCCCGACTCAATACCACTCTGGTTTAGTTAAAGCGCTAAGTGAATTTGATAACGAAATTAATGGATACTTACGATCTCCAAATCTTGCCATTATTCACCAATGGGTTAAAAACGAGTTAAAAAAAGGGCTTTCACCCGATGTAATAACCCCGACCTATATTCGGCGCCATTGCATGGTCAACGGTAAGATGCTCAATTTTAATACAGTAAAAGACTATTACGATTCTGATAAAGCAAAAGGGATAAGTGTTAATTTTCCAGCTTTGGTTGAAAAGTATGGTGATGTGATGGCCAATATCAACGCAGGAAGGCCAAAGCAGGAAGAACAAGAGCCGGAAGCAGTTAGAAGCACTAAACCAAAAATGAAGGCTGTGCGTGGCGATAATGGCTTTTGGCTGGTTGAAATCGATGATGATGTTGATGTGTTCAAGGTCGAAGATCTTAGTCTTAAAAATTATGCCCAAAGTGAGGCAATGAAAGAAGCATGGTTTAAGTACCAGGCGCAGATAGTTAACCCATGGCCTGAAGTCATGCCGGATCCTGAAATTAAAAAATTAGGGAATGGAAAGACTCAAGTAACGGTTAAAGTCGGTGATATCACTGTGGTCGACTTTGCAAATGGTGATAGCCGCAGTCAGTTAATGCGCTATGCAAAACAGGCTTATGAGGCTAAACGCAATGAATACGCTATCAAAAAGGATGCGTGATGAATGCTGTGGCACTTGCTGCGATAAGGTGGATATATCGCAGCAAATCGCGCAGCTTGAGCGCCAGCGCAATGCTATAGCCCGTGAAGCAATAGACAAATTATTGCAAGAATGTGGGCCAAATATGGTTTTATCAGTTTGGTTAGATAATGAATATCCAATCTAATTAGTGGGGCGTTTCGCCCCACTCTTAAAAACTAAACTCTGCCAGTCGGTCATACTCTGCAGCGGCTGGTGGACAGTCGAACAAGTACAGATCCCTAATTGTTAGCGCCCAGTGCTGTAATCCTTCACTTGTTGAATTGATATCAATAATCCATTGTTCTTTATCGCTATTAATCAAATCCTTAACGTATTCAATTGGTAACTTGATGACATTAACAGCAAGGTCTATCACTTTGTCTAATAAGTTTGGCTGCTTAGCTGTATGGGTTAACCGCTCCTCTCCCTCAGTATCAAGCGAGGCGATTTGCGGTAATGCAGAATTAAATTGATGTGCAGCCAGTGTCACACCCTCACCAATCTGATGATTAATAACAGTTGGGTGGGGTGTGACAGTGCCGTTAACATTAACTGCTTCATTTTCTGATTCTTCATTGTTAGCCGCTAGATATTCTGCAATGCCCTCATTACGCAGTTGTATGAGTGTTTGCACTTGCTGCCATTGTTCCTCGTCAACGCCATAGCAACGCATTACCTTGCCTTTAATCCTGCGCTGCCCTAGCGCTACAACAGGCACACCACATGAGCGCAAATGATTGTTAAACCACTGCACAGGATCCGCTAAGGCTGAATCTGATATTTGGGTACCCGAGTATTTAAATAACGCCTCACGGTTTTTATTCATCCACTGGGCTAGGCGCTCTTGCACTAGCTCTTTTGACCAAATCGTACCGTTGTAATACAGGCGCTCATTGATGCCAGCAGCCGCTAAAACCGTCATTAAATGACGCTTGCGAATAGATTTATGTTCCCATTTGGCGCGGCTTAATGAGTTGGTAATATTTCGCTTGTCCAATTCCTTGGTATTATCCAGCGTCATACTCAACAGTGATAACTTGGCGATCTTGTTAGAGAAATGGTTTTTTTCTTGTAGAAATGCCACAGCATTGATCACAGCCGAAAGTGGATTATCTGGGATCGATAGAGGCGAATCTGCCTCAGGGTTTAAATGGTGGTTATCACCATTTTGGATAAACTCGTTATAGACATTGGTTGCCAGCGGTAGCAGTTTATTGAGTTGGCTTTCATTTGCTGCAGTCAGATTAAGTGATTTGCAAACACGGCTTTTGCTGTATTCAACCGGGCTAACATTCTCACTATTAGCGATCATCGCTTCATAATCGGCGCCAGTATGTAGCTTGGCCTCGGCAATCTGCCTTAGTAGCTGTCGATCATTGCGGTGGCTGGCTTCAACCCGAGTGACTTTACCGAATGCTGTTGCTAATTCATTCTTAGCAATCTCGATCACTTCATAGCCATCTTCTCTGGCGAGTTGAATAAATCGGGCTCTATAGTTGTTTTTTGATAGGTTCTGCTGAGCACGAACCTTTGCATAAAGATGCTCATACAGGGCATCTGTACGAGCCCACGTACCCGTTTGCGGATCAATTTTTAGAATATTGGCGGTTTCTTGCGAAACTTCTTCAATTAACTTTTGGTATATGTATTGCGGATCAGTTGGCTCTGTGCGCTCAGTCGGATCAACATAAACATGGTACTCACGGACCTCACGGGCGCGGTTAAGCCCTTGATGGCCTTCCTCAGAAGTGCCTACTCTTGAAGTTAAAAAACCGTAGGTGGCTGTAAATCTGTGGCCCTGTTTGGATTTATTATCGTATGGAACGATATCAAAGCCGGTGCCGAGTGTTGGTGATGCAATCAGCACATCAAGATTAGGTGCTGCAGCATTAATATTATTGATGGCTGAGATCACTGCAGCATTATCTTTTACGCTTTCAGCGTGGATCTCTAATAGTTCACCATACCACTGGTCACGTTCATTGAGTTGCCTAACTGCAGTAGCTAGGTTCTTCACCTCTGCCTTGGAATTACAATAAACATACGCCTGTTGGCCACTGAGAATATTTTGAGTAAACGACTCGGTTAGATGGTTTTTATTCTCATAGACAAATAACTTACGCCCTTTACCAACTTTATAGGTATTTTCAAAGAAAACGCCAGTATGTAGACCTAAGTCATCGCGGCAAAAATCTAGCGTTAATTGCCCTAGGTGGGCATCGGCGAGAATTTGAGTTTTACTGTGAGTGAGTAAAAACTGCAGCATGTGTAAGCAGTTTTCAGCATGGCGGTTAGTGTCGGCAAAAAAGTGACCTAGCCCCTGCTCAATCTCATCAAAAAATATGATATCGAACTGTGCGCCAGCAAGGCGCCATAGAGAATCAACAGAACATACAAGGCGCTTACTGGCCCTTAATGCTGCGTTGGTATCTATGCCCTCAGCACCGCCCTTAATAATCTGTTCCTCATAGTAGTGGAACTCGTTATCAATCGATGTGTTGTAAATATCGATTGATTGGCCGCCGTCCATCACAACTTTGTTAATGCCAGCGCGTAAGCCTTTAGCCAGTGATCGGCGGTGAGATATGACTAAAACGCTATCGTGGGGGTTGTCAGCAATATAACGGATCACTGTTTGGGTTTTACCAGTACCCATGCCGCTTTTTAGCAGGTTCAGCCCCGTGCGGATTTTCGCGGATAAATAACGGGTTTCACTCTGGATAGACTCAAAGCCACGGACAAAAAGCAACTGCTGTTTTAGTGCCTCTGCACCTTCTTGTAGCCAAACATCTGACCAATCGGCGCCAGAGGCTGCAGGTAGCGTCCAAGGGCCGCCATATTGTTTTATAACAGCATCACCCTGTTTATCGTTATCAGGAGCGGCAACAATTTGAATATGCGGAAGTTGCTCACGGATAAGTTGGATAACATGGGGAATATTCGATTCGCCAATAGGGGTAACTATGGTTTCCCCTGTGGATTTATGCGCTGAATAGGCATCGGCAAAACCACCAACCACAAAAATACGGCTAATGTTTTTGATACTGCCGAACGTAGCGAATCCTTGGTTAGTATAGGCATTGTCACTGGCAAACTTGTTGTGGCCTTTTTTATCGACTAGACGCTCATAGCCCATAAACTCGCCAGTATTACCGACCTTAGACCATATTGGCCATGCCACAAAATGGTTGCCAAATTTATCGCGGCCTTGGCGTAGATCAATAAACCGATTGGCATCGGCCATGTGTTTTTTTAGAAAGTATTTGCTTGGGCCTGAATAGGGCTGCATTAGCAAGAATTGGGCATGTTCACGAACAAGGGCAAGGCGTTTGGCTTTTTCGGCGGCAATGGCTTTTTGTTGCTGAGAAATCTTGGCTTGTTCAATGCGCTTGGCTCGCTCGGCGCGATCTTCATCTGAGTATTGTTTTTTCTCAGGGATCCAACCTGCTTGCTTTAATTCATAAATAAAAGAGCCGAAAGATGTGCGTGATGCGCGTTCAAAGTTACGCCACCAGGTATTGAACTCAGCCGCCTTATAGCTGCCGCCCATTGACGACCACTGTTGAAAAGCGTCTTTTGCTGAACTGCCAAATTGTGAGAATAGTGCGCGGCCTATTTTAGACCAGCGAGCGTATTCCATATCTGCATCTAGATGGTCTAACAGATCCGGTAGATCATCTAGTGTAATATCGGTTTCAAACGACATAACGCGTCCTTTACTATCAAATTTGATGTAAAAGATCCCTGTTATTGCAAAACGCCCCATTTTGTAAAATGTTGCGCCCCACTTGTTATGACGCTATAATTACCCCCGGATGGTATTGTTTCTTTGTTTGTTTGGGATAACTAAAACGCTGGGATCAATACTGAAAAAAAACTGGGCCGCCACAGCCTGGTTTTTTTTCGTTTATATGGTTAAATTTACTTAACCAATTCAGTAAAGCAATATTACACCTAAAGGCTTAACTGATCCAACCCGATCTTTGATCATCTGCTTACTTTCCCTTCTCTACTTTCACTGGTGATGGTTTCAACTTAGAGGTTGATACCTTAGCAATAACCGGATGATAGTAATCTAACTCACTGAATAAGTATGACTTTACAGTATCATCACTGTAAGACTTGATATTTATCTCAATCGGTTTTTCAAATAAAAATTGTACCAAAATAGGCGTATCTTCTGACTTAATCTTGATTAACAGATCATCACCAGGCGTTCTATCTGCCTCGGGATCCAAAATAATCACATCTGGTTGTTTTAAATGCCCCATAGCGATATCAACTATCAGCGCATAAGCTGACAGCGAGTTATTTACCGCCAGTTCTACAACTTGATCACTATAGCCAAGTAATGGGCAGCCTAAATCGAACCATGCCATTTTCGGGCCTGATGAAAGCCGCCCTATGACTGGGGTATAGGTCGCAATGTTATGTTTCGCTCGTTTGCTTTTTATACCCGTCGCAAACTCCACAACGTCCATATCCAAGAAAAGCGCAATTTGCACTCCCTTTAGAAAATCAATGGATTTGTTGTGATTACTTTCAAGTAAAGACAGGTTGGCTCGCGTCATATTGACGGAATCGGCAACCACGGATGGCTTTAGCCCAATCTGCAAGCGCCGGGCTTTTAAACGTTCACCTAGCGTTAGCTTTGAAGCATCATTCAGCATTTTACAGTTCCAAGTAGCTGTATATATTCACAGTGTTTAAATCTGCAGTTTCTTTGCCTGCTATTGTGTTCAATATAGCAAATTATTCTGTTAAGCATAGACACAAAAAATTTGCTTAACAAAAAAGGTTAGTATAAATTAAGTATACTTAATTAATAATACTTAACTCCTAATGAAGAAAGCTGAAGTGTTAAAGGTTTTTGCTGCCACTGATATTGCCAAAATGTTCAATATCAGCCGTGCTGCAGTGAGTTTATGGGGCGATATTGTTCCTAGCACCTATTGGGAAGCGTTGGCACAAGCGAGTAAAGGAGAGTTGAAAATGCCTACACCAAGCGAATATTTACGCTCACTGATTAGAGAATCTTTGACTAATGAAGGTTTTATTCGTGGCTCGCTTGAAGAAACCAGCAAAAGTAGTGTGCCTGGTTCAAGTTGTTTGATCACTGATAAACATTTTCAGTTGCGTGATTTTAGGGTGGTATTAAATAGCTTACCGCCACATTTACTAATGTGGGTTAAATATTGCTATGGGCAAAACAACTCAATAGATGATGCGATCCCCTGCACTCAGCTTGTATTAGAAAATTTTTTAGCCGCACACCCTACGCTTTCAGATAGCAGTATACCGGTTATCAAGATCCTAACCCCATTAGCTGGGCAATGCATTATTGCCCAAATTACAACGGGTAAAGCTCTCTTTAACGGTCCAGCTATTAGAACTGTTACCCGCCATAGTGAAGCCACTTGGAAAAAGCATTGGGCCGCACGTTGGCGTGAGCTGCGTTCGCTATGGATGGCATTAGATTGTGATGCACTTGAGTTTATCGATAAACACTATGAAGAAAAGTAACTCTATTAGCTGCCAGTGTGGCGGCTTGCCAATCAGCATATTTCTAGGCGGGTACTTTTATTGTGTTTGCCGCGGTTGTTTTAAGTCGACTAGCAAACTTAGCCGCCTCAGTGAAGCTAAAGCTAAATGGGCAAAAGCAGCCAGTGATGGGAAGTTAGTTAAGGTTAAAACCTTTGATAACAAAGTTAAAGCACTGTTTATGTGGGCTGCTAAGTGGAATAAGACGACTAATAGCAAAGTGTTCTTTAATGGCAAACGCTGTCCTGAACTGCGTGGAAGTTATATCCAAGAGTCAGATTGTTTTCACATTATAGATGGCTCTTTATTTTTATCACTAAAGCAATTACCGGGCGGTTTTGCACCATTAAGGGAATGTCAGTAATGAAATATTTACAAATGGTAAATGGAAAGCCCACAGAGGTTATCGCCGCCTCAGGTAATTTTGAAGCGCTGTATTTAAGACGCCCGTCAAAAGGGCATGTATTTTCAAACTTCTCGGCAAAGCTAGGTGTGTTAATGGGCTCTATCCGAGGCAAAAGAGTTGTTATCACGGAGGTTATCCCATGCAAACAAGTAAGTTATCAGGATGCAAAGAATCTACTCAGTTTTGTGAACGGCCATTTATGGATATCACCGATAGCTACTCAGACAGACTCGGAAATATCGCCATGCTGCGCCGTGGAAAACCAATTATCCAAGAGCGCAAGCCTGTACTCATCATCCCTGAGATTAACGTCACATCGCAACCTACAGAGAAGAAAAAACGAAAGTGTAACTTTAACCGTGGGATAGATGCTGCTAATAGCCTAGTTCCTCGGGTTAAGAAGCAATTTAAAACGATTGATTACGCATTAGCATTCGCTATCTGTTTAGACATACATCACAAAGTTGATTTGTATACAGTGTCTAAAAGGCATGGGATAGGCTACTCAACGGTAAAACGTATCAATAACCAAGGCACAAAGTTAGCGATACGCTGCTTTGCTGAAATAGAAAATGGGGCGAAACGCCCCACTGTATAAGGAAGATAACTATGCAATGGAACTGTTTAGGATTATTTGCCTCGGCCTGTGTGTTCTACGGGATCTGTGGCGGTAATGTTGCCACTTGGTTGATGATTGGCATTGCTTCTGGCTTATCGATTGTAATGATGGTTTATCAATTAGTGATTGGTAAGCATGAATTTAACCTGTGGTCATTACTTTGCTTTTTAATGTATTTGCCATTTTGCACTTACTTATTATTTGTAGTCGGGTTTATCTTGCTGGCATTGGTAATAGCTGTATTGGCCATAATGCTGGCCATCCCCCACTTATTGGAAAATCCCTATGAAGTGGCTAAGTAAAATATTTTGTCGTTGAAAAATAACTTTTGAGGAACTGTGAAAATGGTCGAGTTAAAACAAGCAAATAATGTGGATTTGCTAACCATTTTAAAAGATGGGTTTAACACCATGGAAAAAGAAGGGGCCGATTGTTTTGAATACATTATCGGCGAAGTAAAAGGTGGAAAACTAAAAATAGTATTTGAGCCTGATGATATGCCTGTTTGTAGCGATACAGTCGTTATTGATGGTGTAGATGGCTTTGGTTACACATTAGTTTATGAAGATGAGGCTTAACTATGTTTCCTAAAGCGTGTGTCCCATATCAATTACATGCTGCTAAGCCATGGGCCTATGATGCCGAAACGCTGCAGCCTTTGCTTGAAAACTTCAAGTGGTCAGAACTGACCGAACAGGACTATAGCCGCTATGGTTTTGTTTGCCCTCTGCCAACTTATATGCAGCAGGAAATTACCGCCGAGGTATTGCCGCTGGTATATCAAGTTAACAATGTGCTGCTGTTTAAAATCCGCCGTGATGAACGAGTGATCCCGCCAAGCTACATAAACCAGTTAGTGAATAAAAAAGTCGCTGAGTTTGAAAAGGAAAACTGTACCGTTATTAGCAAAAAAGAGTATGAGGTCATTAAAGAGGAAGTGATTTTAAGTTTAATTAAGACCGCACCTTATAAAACGGATGTATCTAATTTCTGCATTGATATGGATAGTCGGATGCTGCTTTTCATGGGTACCAGCCGCAGCCGTGCTGAAAGTGACCTTGCGCTATTACGTAAAAGCGTTGGCAGCTTGCCCGTGATGCCTGTTGATACTATGCCAATAGATGACCAACTTACTTGCTTATTAGCTAAGTATTTAGCACGTCAAGAGGAAGGCGATGATCACCCTGAATGGTTAGTGGTTGGCGATTTACTCATTGGCGACCGTTATAGCATGGTGCAGTGTAGCAATGGATCTAAAAAAGATGGTGAGAAACAATCGGGTACCAAAGCTGATTTAATGAGCCCACGGTTTGCTGCTGCACTCAATGAGAAGTTTGTTATTACTAAGCTTGAGATAGGCATTGTTATTAATAGCATATCTGTTTATTTCACCCTTAATGCCAATGGATCATTTAGTGGTATTCAATGGCCGGGTGAGATTGTTTGGCAGTCTGCAGACGAACACGAGGATCCTATTGCTCGCTTTAATGCTGATATTTTACTGGGCGCAAGCTATCTGCAGGCCATTTGCCATAGCAGCTATAAGCAGATTGGTTATCGTGAAACCGGCTACGAAAAGCAAGATGAATTAGTGGCGCACCGCCAAGCGCTTGCTAAAACCTCAGGCTTTAAGTTTGCCTATATTCTGGCAGAAGAACAGCAGATCACCGATGCCGCCACCTTGGGCCATAAGCTTAAGCTGCAAATGGCCGAAGCAGTGGCATTAATGAAGCTGATTAATAAAGAGCGTGAGCTTGTAGCAAATAACATTGCCGAACATAGCGAGACACAGGCATTGCGATTGGCCGAAGCACAAAGCCAAATTAAAGAGGCATTGGAGCAAGCTGGCGGTGAAATTACCGCGATTGATGGTATAGACACACTGTATTCTGCTGCAGTGGAATTTGTACGTGAAAGCCGCCGCGCCTCAGTGAGTGCTGTTCAGCGCCGCTTTAAGATTGGCTATAACCGTGCCGCTAGACTGATCGATATGATGGAAGCGCAGCAGGTTATTAGCGCTGCTGGGCATAATGGTAGCCGTGAAGTGCTGCAACCTCCCTCAGAAGTTACCAAGTCTATTTACCCACTAGAAGTGTTGGCAATAGTCGCGCAAGCCTTTAACGACAATCCTCATACCAAAACTGAGATCCGCACTCAGGCGTTATGCGATAAAGCCAATTCCATGCTGTTAGATAAACATAGCCAAGAAGATATCTTGACCGAACTTAATACCATGCTCGCTCGATGCGAGAAGGTTGAGGAATCTAAACAGCAATAAAACCACCACAGTAAAAAATAACGAGAGAAAACTATGGGCTTATTTGTAGATAATTTTGCGGGTGGCGGCGGTGCAACCACTGGCATGGGCTGGGCAATTGGTCGCAGCGTTGATATTGCTATCAACCATGATCAAGATGCTATCGCTATGCACTCAGCTAACCACCCTGATACTTTGCACTATTGCGAATCGGTTTTTGATGTGGACCCAGTAAAAGCCACTGCAGGTAAGCCAGTTGATGCGGCGTGGTTTAGCCCTGACTGTACTCATTTTTCTAAGGCCCGTGGTAATACGCCTGTTAAAAAAGAAATTCGCGGCTTAGCTTGGATCGTTATTCGTTGGATATTGAGAACACGCCCTAAATTAATCCCATTAGAAAATGTTGAGGAATTTAAAACGTGGGGGCCGTTGATTGGTGAAGGTAGTCAAAATCAACGTCCTGATCCTGCTCGTAAAGGTGAAACGTTTGAAGCCTTCAAAGCTATAATTACTACTGGTATCGCTGCTGATCACCCTGCTTTAGCTGAGTGCGTTGAAACCTTAGGGTTAAGCAATCAAGATAGAGACAAGTTGATCAAAGGGCTAGGCTATAAAGTGGATTTTCGCGAGCTACGAGCCCGCGACTATGGCGCTCCAACTATCCGTAAACGTCTGTTTATGATTGCCCGTTGTGATGGTCGCCCAATAGTATGGCCAGCACCGACACATGGCGCCCCACATGATCCGCGCACTATTCGCGGCGAGTTAAAACCTTGGGTTAAAACTGCTGAAAAAATTGATTTTTCTTTGCCATGCCCAAGCATATTTATGACCAAAGAAGAAGCGAAAAAGCAAGGTATTAACGTCAAACGCCCTCTGGCCGATGCTACCCTAGAACGTGTGGCCATTGGTACGATTAAGCATGTTTTAGAAACCCCTAACCCATTTATTGTTGAAATAGCTAACTGGTCAGGTAAAGGCACTAAGAGCGTTAATGAACCTCTGAAAACCATCACTGGATATCCTAAAGGCGGCGCATTTGCTCTAGCGGCGCCAGTGATGATACAAGCAAATGGAGGCTTTAACGCCACACTAGCTTACTCGGTTGAGAATCCTTGCAGCACGATAACCACTACTGGTAGCCAGCAGTGGCTTGCAACAGCTTTTATGGTCCACTTACGTAAAAACATCAAGCCGACTTCATTAAGTGACCCCATGCCAACTATCACGGCTGGCGGTACGCACCATGCTGAGGTCAGATTAACTCTTGTTGCACCAGGCGAAAGCGGTTTAACGGCAGAGCAAGAAGCCGGAGCCGTACAAGTCAGCGCGTTTTTGATGCGTTACTACTCAAACGGTGGCCAATGGAGTTCACTAAACGAACCATTAGCAACTATCACCACTAAAGAGCGTATCGCATTAGTTACTGTCACATGGAACAACAAGACCATGGTGATCGTTGATATAGGGCTGAGAATGCTCACAGCCCGAGAACTTTTCCGCCTTCAAGGTTTTCCTGATGATTACATCATTGATGGTTATAACGGTAAAACGAACAAAACAAAACAGGTAGCAAGGTGCGGAAACTCGGTACCGCCGCAATTTGCAGAGGCCATTATCCGTGCAAATTTGCCTGAGCTTTGCACACAAACAGCCAAGGCGGCTTGATATGATTTTCATAAATGCGATAGGTATTTTTTTATTATTTATATTTAGTTTTTATCGAAATGATAAAGGCGATTGGATATTAAACCTGCCTGTGCTTATAGGGCTGATTTGTACTCAAATTGCTTATTTTTTCAAATAAACCACCACAGTAACGAGAGGTAAAACCATGAGCAAGATCCCTGCAGAAGTAAAACCCGTGTTAATGAGCGCAACGAACCAAGATGGCTGGAAGTTGGAAGATCTTATGCCTCAGTTAGCCATGGAGATTAAGGCTAAAAACGACAAGATAAAGCACGATACTCGGCCAGTATCAATTTTAGTGCAAAACAATAATGCGGAAATTATTGAACACCTCTATGCCATTGAGCGCCTGCAGTGCCGTTCTTACGAACAACTGCGAACCCTTGGACCAGATGAAGGCCCACTCGGCCAGCCACGGATAGGTAATGAGGTGCCCCATGTTATCGCCTAATGATGAAAGTGAGGAAAAAGGGGTTTGGGCTATGGTGGGCTTAGTGTTCACTATAGTGTTATTACTGGTTTATCCGGTGCTGGAAGCTAAGGGGCTGATATGAGCAATGAAAGTAAAGGGCTGCATTTTGATCACATTAATAAAGAAGGTATTGATATTAATAAATCCTGCTTTATTCAGTTAGAAGGTTATATTGGCGAAGATTATGCTGCAGTTCTTTATAAGGCACATGATATTAGTTGCAAACTAAATATTAACGTTAGCGTTGATCTTAATAATATTGCAGTAACAGTAAAGCCAGATAGCGATATTGAAACCATAGTAGATAAAATTATTGGTATCGCATCATGCAAATAACAATGAGTGAATCCATTCAGCAAGCCACGATAGCACATTTGGGAAAGTATCATCTGAGCCCATTAGTATGCACGTTAGATGTTGAAACCCATGGCCGCAGAGAAGATGCCATTATCGCCTCAGTAGGCTGTGTGGTGATCAATGTGTTTACGGGTGATGTAATGGGTACCTTTTACGCTCGCTGTATCACTGAGACTCAGCATAAACGCAGTTGGTCGCGTGATGTAATGGACTTTTGGGAAGAACAAAAGCAAAAGTCCCCGGCGGCATTTGATGAAGTCTTCAACACCAAGCTTGAGCGCTATCCGCTTAAGGTTGTGCTTGAGCGATTAAATCAGTTTATACACTCCTCCTTTCCTTGTAACCCACAGGTGATGGGCAATGGTAGTGAGTTCGATAATATGATTGTTTCCCATGCATATACCGCAGAAGGTGTTATACAGCCATGGCATTTTAGGGGCAATCAATCGCTAAGAACAGTGGTATGGATGGGGCAGGTACTGTTAGATATTGATCCTAAGTTCCAAGAGTTTAAAGGTATTCGCCACCATGCGCTTGATGATGCAATGCATGAGGCTAAGACGCTATTTTCTATTGTGTCGGCATTTGTGAGCGCGATAAAAGCTAAGGAAACTGTATAAAATTTTATATGGGCGTTTCGCCCCAGTGAGGGAATTATGATAAGTCATACTGATTACATTAAAGGCCAAACTGATGAACAGTTAAAACATTTAATTGAAGTTGCTACTGCGCGTTTAAAGGAAATTAAGTCAGCGGGAAAGGTTGTTATACATGGTGTTTTTTGTGGTCACGCAAACTCAAAATGGTTTACTGATAAGGCAATTGCTCAAGCACATTTTGTTGATAAGGCTAAAGACGAGTCTCTTAGACCTTACCCTGAAATGTCTTTGGAAAAAAGAGTCGTGCCTGTCGAAGAACTTGCTGATTATTTAGGTGAAGCTGAGGCTAAGGCATTTCTGGCAACAAATCCTGAAATTATTAAGCCTGAGTAGCCCTATAAAAGTCTGTGCAGAAAAACACTTAAGCTGTACTAAAGTGTTGTGCTGTACCTAATTGTTTAATCTGTACGTAAATGTTTGTGCTGTACGTAAATGTTTAAACTGTACATAAATGTTTGTGGAGGTGTTACCCATGGGCGAGGATAAATCAGTAGAGAAGCAGGTTAGCCCTGCAGTGCAAGAGGCGCTAGATTTGGCTAATAAGGCTAATGATTTAAAGGAAAAAATTGAGGAGGCCGAAGCCAGAGATAGCAATGATGTTGATGCAGTGATTAAGAAATTGGTGTTTTGTATTGAACAGCACACCTTGAATTGTAGGCAGTTAATCAGCCAGATTAGCGAGACATTGGCGCCTGGTGAGTCGAGTCAATTTCGCCGGATGAAGGCGTTAGACGATTTAGCACAGATAGATAGGCTTAATGAAATGCTGGCGTTAAAGATAAGTCATCGCCTTAGTGCTGGCCGCTATGATGGAATGGGTACGCTTACACTACATCATGGGACAGATAAGATGGGAATTGATGGAGTGTTAACCTTTCCAAATAGTCGGTTTAAGATGGGTATTAAAGAAGATGATCCATATCCACATTTAATTAAGGTTGATAATGTTTACACTGAAACGCAAAAAGCAGCAATGCGTAATATAATTGATTTTTTTAGTTTGAATAAATCAAGTTTAGTATATCAACCACTATTACCTGCTGATCCTATTTTTGTTGATGACAATGTTAAAGATTAGGTTTTGTTTTTGCTAAAAGCCGCAGCTAGTAGATGCGGCTTTTTTCTTTGAGTTCACTCACCAACCTTCACAGATTACTAACACCTAGTCACCTTGCCGGCTTCCACCATCGTTTCGCCCTCTGGAAATTTTGGCTTGTCGGTTTTGCTTCCTTGCGTGGGCCTCTGGAAATTTTGGCTTGTCGGTTTTTCTTCCTTACGTGGGCCTCTGGAAATTTGGCTTGTCGGTTTTGCTTCCTTACGTGGGCCTCTGGAAATTTGGCTTGTCGGTTTTGCTTCCTTGCGTGGGCCTCTGGAAATTTTGGATTGTCGGTTTACTGCAGCAGAATTTTTGCCGCTGAATTGGCCTAGCCAAGTTATTTAGCAATGGTGGCTGAGTGAATGGCGGCCATGGTGGGATCATCTGTATTCGTCACGGCTGAAAATAGTCCTTGCTACAAGTCCGATAATCGGACTATGATTAACCAACACATAAACGAGAGGCGTTATCTATGGATCCTAAATTATCAATCTATGTCAGCGGCGGCGGTGGCTTGTGGCATTGGGAAATTTTTAATGAAAACGGCGAGGATGCTAATATTCTGGCCAGCGGTTGCGACTATTCAGAACACGAGGCAGAACAGGCCGCCGCTGATAAGTTAGCAGAATTGGAGGCAATACAATGACCACGCAAACCATTATCGATCCTGCTGTGCTGGGATTAAAAAACGATGACCTGATCGCCCTGCTCGGCTGCTCTCGGTCCTGTTATTTTGATTATAAGAAAGATCCTAGTATCACCCCGCCCTATATCGCTGCACATTTTGAAACACTCAAAGCGCTTAAACAGGTATCAGAACAGGATTTCAAAAAAAGAATTGAAAAGCTGAAAAAATAACTTGCACAAGTCCGAATATCGGACTAAATTGTTCGCTATGGGGCAAAACGCCCCGCCGCCACCACCACACAGGCGGCCCACTAACTAACGAGAGGATCCAACTATGTCAGCATTAAATCAATTTTTTAAAATCGCTTTTACTCATCTTAACCGCGTTGATTCTCATAGCGTAATCGGATTCGGCAATCAGGCTCAAGCGCTGTGCTATGTGGCACATATAAGAAGGCACACAGCTATTTGGGATTATGTGATCACTTCAATTAATTCTGTGCCAATGGGCCTCAGCTATGGCGCTGAATTGGTCGACTTAACTGTATATAACAATGTTGAAATTAAAGGGCCAGAACATAACCCCGCCGAGATTAGCCAATATCACTATTTTTTAACTGAGGCAATTATAGGTAAGCTGCCAGAGGGGCAAAACCTCGGTGATCTTTTTGGTATGGGGGAAGATAGTTTTGTTTTAGCGCTTTATGAACACGCCATGGCATTTTATCTAGAAGGGGATCGCTTGTTCCGTGCTGGCGGTGATTTCCCCGGCGTTGTGGTTTATGACATTACAGACGAATTAGCAGAATGTTTTTGGGCCATGGTTGAGGATTTAGAAGAATTGCCAGAGGTTGACGCTTTCGCTTTAGATGTTGCGCGAGTGTATGAAAAATATCTGATCCGCTAAATAAATCGCCCTTTTAAATCAAAAGGGCTTTTTTATGCTTGCACAAGTCCGAATATCGGACTATATTTGATTCATGGGGTAACACACCCCGCCGCCACCACCACACAGGCGGCCCACTAACTAACGAGAGGATCTATCTATGACTCAATTCATCAAAGCGCCTGATCTGTGGAAAGAGCAAAATTATAACGCTGTGATCATGGGAATGTTAAAGCTGCAGGCTGGACAACGTTTTTACTGTGGCGATTCTGGTCGTAGTTCGATTTTTGTCGGTGTGTCGCCTGCTGGCACGATTTGGGCGGTGCATTATGTGCCAAACGTAGGCTATGACTGGGAAAAATTCCGCAAGATGCGCCAAACCTTGGCGGGATTGCCTCAGTATGTGCCGCCGTTCCTGCGTGATGCGAGGGGGGCAGCATGATGACTGAATCACAATTCAATTTAACCCACGGCTTTTTTTTAGCGCTTTGCACCATGTTAAAGGCTGATAGCGTTGATCGCCGCAAGTGGGAAAAGGAAACAAAAGCCGCGGCGGAAATGATGGACAAGTCAGGGATCCCGTTCTCTCTGCAAAATTGTATCGCAGCGGCGGCGGCTGATGGGCATTACTTCCCTATTAGCTGGCACAGACTAGAAGAAGTAAAAGCCGCGCTTAAAATGCTGCCTGCTGATTTTGATACATTAGACAAGCGCCGCCGCATTCTATCCGTGACGTTAAGCCGACCAGTATCAAGCGCCGAGGTTATTGCCGCCAGTTTGCAATAATCACAATTAAAGCAAAGAGCCCTTTTTTATCAAAAGGGCTTTTTTACGCTTGCATAAGTCCGAATATCGGACTATATTTAACACATGGGGCGAATCGCCCCGCCGCCACCACCACACAGGCGGCCATTAAATTAACGAGAGGATCAAATTATGTCAGCAACAGTTATCAGCTTTGAAGATTTCAACAAAAGCAAATCTGAGTCTATCGAACAAACTGCCATTGTTAGCCGCCGCCCTGTGTCTGTGTTGGTTCACTGGTCAGAATCTGGCGATTTTGAAAAAGAAACCCTTTATCCATTCGCTGACTTTGAATGCAAGGCATTATCCTCAGCGTTTGCCCATGCTGGCGGCGGTTATCTTAAAACCAAAATTACCGTCAATTTTGACGATGGCGAAACATACGCTTGCCGTGTCGATTTGGCCGCCCATGACGAGCTAGGCTTTCAGCACCACGTTTTGCAAATGATTGAATTTTCAAATACTGATAAAGGCCGCGCCGCTTATGCTGCTGATGATTGGCAAGCCTTACTCAATTTTGTAAAAACCATTGATTTTGATACCAGCGCCGCAAGTATCAAAGAAAATGAAAAATTAGGGATTGAATTAGACCAGATTGCCAAGGCCGCCGAAAAGGCAGCAGAACAGGCTGCCAAAGAAGCGGCCGACGCAGAGGCTGAGGCGCTGATTTTGGCGATGACAACCGATCCAGAGTTTAGCCATTTAGCACAAATTGGTTACTATGCTGACGCCGTGGCTGTGGCTAAAAATATCCGTGCTGATTTAAAAAAGCATTTTAAAGGCTGTAAATTTTCAGTCAGAAAATCAACCAGCGGCGCTATTTATATCAATTGGACTGATGGTCCAACTCGTAAAGCGGTTGACAATATTGTTAACCGATATAAAGCGGGAAGCTTTGACACTATGAGCGATTGCTATGAGTTTGCCGATTCATGTTTTAGCCGCAATTTTGGCAGCGTGTCTTATGTTTTTACCTCGCGCCATACTGAGACAGCGCGAGAGCTTGCCGAGTTGATTTTTAAGCGTGACGGGCTCGAATGCGACAGCCAAGAAGCATGGGAGCTTTCAAACGAGTTGAGCGAACACGGCGGGGCGTGGACGTATGAAGGAAAACCGCTTGATGTTGACGCTCTGAGATCCAACGCCAAACCATTGGCCGCGCCAATGGTTGAATTTGTCGCACAAGAAAAGCCAAAGTTTAAGGCTGTAAACCTTGGCGGCTCGTGGCGTGTTGATGTGAGTTTATACGCTGACAGCGGCAGTTATAGCGGAATTGCCGCCGCCAGTGCTGCCAGCGCTAACCGCGCAGCGTGGGCGCTGTTTGTTGCCGATTTCGCCCCGTTCGGGCCTTTGCCTCAGTTGATGATCCCTAATCCTAAAGATAGCGCCGCCGTACCTGATTTAGTCAGCCTTGATGCTGCGAGAGAAAACCAAGACGCAGAACGCGCCGCCCATAGTTTGATCGGTGCGGCGCTGTCTGCTGATTTCATCCCCTATTACAGCGCCGCAATTGCTGCGCTGGCTGTGTATAGCTCAAAAATAGTGAGATTTTGGGCAGATGAAAACCGCCGTGAAATTGTCGACCGTGAAACATTGATCGGTGCGGCTGGTCGCGTTCGCTTTAGTGTTGAGCGTTTAAGCACTGAGATCACCCGCTTAATTGACGATTCGATCACTTATGATCTTTATCATGGCAAAGATAGCGGTGCGTTAGTCGCTGCAGTTGAAGCCGAGAGCGCCCATAATCTAAAAATTAAAGAGCAAAATGCCGCACCCTTTGCGGCGGCCTTTGCGGCTTTCACTGACGGCATAGAACAGCGCCGCGAACGCTTGGAGCAAAGGGCCGCCAGAGTGAGCGCCGAAAGTGATCGCCGTTATCAAATGGCGCATAACTCAGCCTCTGCTATTCCATTTGGCCAGCCGATCCTAGTAGGCCACCACAGCGAACGCGCCGACCGCAACCGCCGCGCCCGTATACATGATAATTTCGGCAAAGCCTTTGCTCTTGCTGATAAAGCGGAATATTTAGCGGAAAAGGCAGAGAGTATAGGATCGGGGGGGATTTCCTCAGCGGATCCGTCTGCTGTGCTGAAATTAACTGAAAAGCTTGAAGCATTGGAAAAGTCGCAAAACATGATGAAGCAAGCCAATGCAGCTATCAGAACAGGCAATTTAGAAAAGTTGCCAGAGCTTGGGCTTAGTCAGTCGAATATAGATGAGTTATTAAACCCTCGGCATTCAAATAGGAAAGGATTTCAACCTTGGGCGCTGCAGAACAATAACGCCAACATAAAGAGAGTTAAAGATAGGATCCGCGAGATAGCGTTAACTCAACAGCCATCGACAGAGGAACCAACGATCCACGGCATAGCAAAGCGAGATCTAATTGATGGTCGAGTTTGTTTTTATTTTGAAGATAAACCGCCTGAAGATGTACGCAAGTTACTAAGATCTTATGCTTTCAACTGGGCGCCTAGTCGTAAGGCTTGGGTAAGAAAAGCAACAGCTAATGGCCTACATGCGGGCAAAGTTATTGCAAAAAAACTAGAGGATTTATACGAAAGTGTTTAGGTGGCTCGGCAGGCCACCACGCCACGCCGAGCCGCGCCCCGTTTAACGAGAGGGAAAACGGGACAGCATGATCATACATGAGACAGTAATGGGCCGCAATTAGCGGCCCTTGTTCGTATCTAAAGCCCACACCCACACCCACACCCACAACCACACCCACAACCACAACCACACCATGGCCACACACCATGGCCACACACCATGGCCACACACCATGGCCACGCACCATGGCCACGCACCATGGCCACGCACCATGGCCACGCACCATGGCCACGCACCATGGCCACGCACCATGGCCACACACCATGGCCACACACCATGGCCACACACCATGGCCACACACCATGGCCACACACCATGGCCACACACCATGGCCACACACCATGGCCACACA